GTTATTCAGTTCTCGGAGAAGTGGATCATCCAGATGATCTAAAAATTAACCTGGACCGTGTGAGTCACATGATAGTTAATATGTGGATGGACGGTCCTAACGGTTACGGGAAGTTGAAAATACTTCCAACACCAATGGGACAACTAATCAAGACAATGCTGGAAAGCGGAGTCAAGTTAGGTGTTTCAAGTCGCGGATCCGGGAACGTTAGTGATAACGGTTCCGGTGAAGTATCGGATTTTGAGATTATCACAGTAGATATGGTAGCTCAACCTAGTGCTCCTGGAGCGTATCCTACACCAATTTATGAACACTTGATGAATAATCGCGGTGGATTCAATGCCTTGCGTATAGCGCAAGAGGTGAAGGGCGATCCTAAAGCACAGAAATATCTCAAAGAGAGCTTATTGAATATAATAAGCAAACTCCAATAACAAGGAGAATCACATGTTGGATGCGCTAAAATCGTTATTTGAAAGCAATGTGATTTCTGAAGAGATCCAAGAGTCAATTCAAGCAGCTTGGGATTCAAAAATAAATGAAGCCCGTGAACAAGTTGCTGAACAACTACGCGAAGAATTCGCACAAAAATACGAACACGACAAAAACACAATGATTGAAGCTGTTGATCGCATGATCAGCGAGCAACTTTCTTCTGAAATTGTTGAGTTTGCCGATGACCGTCGTCAGTTAGCTGAAATGAAAGTTAAGCTAGCCAAGGAAAAGAAGAAGACAGCTGAAGTAATGAAGGAATTTGTTACACGTCAGTTAGCTACTGAAGTCCGTGAATTACACGAAGATCAAGTTGTAATGGCAAGCAAGTTCGGAAAGTTGGAACAATTCGTAGTTGAGGCTCTAGCTCAAGAAATTACAGAGTTCTTCAAGGACAAACAAGACCTAGCAGAAACTAAGGTACGCCTAGTTCGTGAAGGTCGCAATGAAATCAAGAAGGTAAAACAAGAGTTTGTAACTCGTGCTGCTAAGATGGTTGAATCAGTTGTGACTCAGAATTTAAATTCTGAAATCCATGCACTGAAAGAAGACATCGAAGCAGCTCGTCGTGCAGATTTTGGTCGTAAGTTATTCGAAGCTTTTGCTGCTGAATACTCGACCAGCTACCTAAATGAAAAATCGGAAACAGCAAAATTACTCAAGGTCATAGACTTGAAAGATTTGGCAATGAAGGAAGCAGCGCAAGCTGTTGTCAAAGCTGAACAAATCCTAGAAAGTAAAGAATCTGAAATCCGTACTCTTAAAGAGAGTCAAGAAAGAAAAGAAATCATGAGTCAATTACTAAGTCCACTTAACAGTGAACAACGTGAAATCATGAGCGAATTAATGGAGAGCGTAAAGACTACTAAGTTGAACGAAAGTTTTGACAAGTATCTTCCAGCCGTAATAGCTGGCAAAGCTCCGCAGAAGAAACAGGCACTAGTAGAGGCTAAAGAAATAACCGGAAATAAAATTTCCAACAACCCACGTAGCAGCGAGATGGATTCGAATATTATCGATATCAGAAAGCTCGCAGGACTAAAAATTTAAGGAGAATTTAAATGTCAGAACTACTTAATGGACGTTGGGCAGAAACAAAAGAAGCCCTATTAGAAGGCTTACAAGGCACTAAAAAATCAGTAATGGGTGTGACCCTTGAGAATACTCGCAAGTATTTGATGGAATCTCCAACTGCTGGTGCTACTTCTGCTGGCAACGTTGCAACTTTAAACCGCGTGATTCTTCCAGTAATCCGTCGTGTTATGCCAACCGTTATCGCTAACGAGTTGGTTGGTGTACAACCAATGACTGGCCCAGTCGGCCAAATTCACACATTGCGTGTGCGTTATGCAGACTCATCAAGCGGTGCTAATGTACTAGCTGGTGAAGAGGCACTAAGCCCATTCAAGATTGCGGCTGCTTACTCTGGTAACCAACAAGACGCAGTTGCTAAAGCAGCTACTACAGCTTCTTTAGAAGGTCAAGCTGGTAACAGAATGAGCATTCAAATCTTGAAACAAACAGTTGAAGCTAAGACACGTAAATTGTCTGCTCGCTGGACATTTGAAGCTGCTCAAGACGCTCAAGCTCAACAAGGTATCGACGTTGAAGCTGAAGTTATGGCTGCTTTAGCTCAAGAAATCACAGCTGAAATCGACCAAGAAATTATCGCTTCGTTGACTTCATTAGCTGGTACAGCTACACAAACTTATGACCAAGCTGCCGTTAGCGGTACAGCTACATTCGTTGGTGATGAGCATGCCGCTTTAGCTGTTCAGATCAATCGCGTAAGCAACTTGATCGCTCAACGTACACGTCGTGGTGCTGGTAACTACGCTGTTGTTAGTCCATTCACATTGACTATCCTTCAGTCTGCTACAACTTCAGCATTTGCACGTACAACAGAAGGTACATTTGAAGCTCCAACAAATACAAAATTCGTTGGTACATTGAACGGTGCTATGAAGATTTATGTTAACAGCTATTCATATGACAATGCTCCAGTTCTAATTGGATACAAAGGCTCAAGCGAGAGCGATGCTCCTGCTTTCTATTGCCCATATATTCCATTGATGAGCAGTGGTGTTGTATTGGATCCATCAACATTTGAACCAGTCGTATCATTCATGACACGTTATGGTTATGTTGAGTTGTCAAATACAGCTTCTTCTCTAGGTAACGCAGCTGACTATCTAGGTCTAGTTGCTATTACTAACGGTAACGTCAAGTTCAGCTAATTCAAACCTAAACAGTTTATTAGTAAAAATAAAAAGGACCTTCGGGTCCTTTTTGTTTGGGTAAATATATGATGCCTACAACTATATTTTATTCTCCGACTAGTATACAACAAATAAGTTCTGTTGAAGAAGCTACTGGACGTCCTAGTATTCCTTGGACACACAGCGAACTAGTTATTAGTAAAGATAGCTATGCTGTATCGCAACAACCTTTATATTGTATTAGCGGATTATGGATGGAAAAATTTCGTAGTAAAACTAATGCATTATGGTGTACTGGTTTTAATATTCCCAATGTTAATTCTGCAATATTAGGCATAGAATTTCAATTAAACATACAACGTGCCGGACGTATACAAGACTTAATAATTCAATTAACTAAAGACGGTTTGACACTTGCAGGGGAAAATCGCGCAAGCGAAATTAATTCTGTTCAAACAGATATGAATACTGGAGATTTTACTACTCCGCTACACCCAGTCGGTGATTTCAATGTATACGGTAGTAGTACAGATTTATGGGGCGATACTTGGACTAGCACAGAAATATCTAGTTCAACGTTTGGAATTGTTATTAGTTTTCAAAGTAATCCGATAATTCCTCATAGAGACTTAGCTTATGTTGACCAAGTAGCTTTAAGAATCACCTACGCATAAATACATAGTACGATCCACATAGGGTGGATTTTATGCGGAAATCCAACCGCGTACGGCCTAGAACGCCGTGTTTTCATAAGGAGAAAATAAAATGGGACGTCCTCTAAATAAGAAATATTTTGGTAATCGTAACGTCGGATCTGATGGAACATTCGCATCAGGTGCTACTTTGTCTAATACCAGCGCAGAAATTGGTGGTAAGAGCATCTCCAGTTTCAACATTACAAACCGTGGTTCATGGTTATCAAACAACGTAAGTCCAAATGTGCCTGTACTAGGTTTGGCAGTACCAGCTCCACAAATTGCTGATGGTATCCAAGCAACTTGGTCAGTGACTTATTGTATTGACACAGTAACAACTAATGCTGGAAAAACAGGATTGGTAACTGGCGATACTTATACAAGCTCAATATTCCCAGGATCAATAATCACTGTTGGCGACCTAAGCGGAGCAAATGCTTTGTTTACAGTTACTAATGCCGGTAGCACTGGTAACATTCCACTTGATACAACAACAGTTAGTATTACTCAATTAACTGGTACAGGGGCTGCTACTTCTTTTACTGTTGATATTCATACAAAATTAGCCACAGCCAATATTAACAATGTGGGTTCTGGTTATACAGAAGAACAAGTGTTTACTATTACATTAGCAAACGGTGCTACAGGTACTCCTCCAACAATCAGTATTGTACTAACACAACCAGATCCAACACAGGCTGCAGGTAGCGTTGGTGATCGTGAGCCAGCTATTATTGCTTATGCTTGGTTAAGCGGTGCGCCAGCAGAAGTTGATATCGTTCGTCAAGTGTCAACAGATCGTTATCGTATAAACAAAAATGGCGAGTATACACGCACAGGCGCACACACTGGTAAACTAAAAGAAACTGGTTTAGTAAGCGGAACATTTACTGGTAATGAAGGCGCAGAAATGAATATCTGGGCATTTGATGCAAGCGGCAATTCATATCTTGTTAAGAAATTAACAGCTCGCAAGGCAGTAGTTTATCCAGTTGCTTGTGCTCGTTTAAACAAGTCTGCTGGTTCAATATTTGCTGCAGGCACAGCAGTTCCTTGGAAATTCTTCCCAGGACAAGCAAACGCTAGTGCAGGTTACGTGAAGATTGAAAACGCTTAATAGTTAAGGACTAAGATGTCAAGAATACTTAAAGTCAGTAACGGTGATTACAGAATACAAGTACAAGCTGTTTCACCTAGCGATACAACTCCTACTATCTTTTTAGATACAGGAGCGTTGCAAGGCCGAGTTGTTATTACTGGTAATCTTGACGTTAAAGGTTCTACAACCACTGTAGAAAGTCAAAACACAACTATCAAAGATAGTATTATTACTCTAAACAAAGGCGAAACCAGTGCAGGTGTTAATAGTTTATTATCACCTGCATATCAATCTGGTATTGAAGTTGACCGTGGCACTTTAAACAACAATGCACGTTGGGTTTGGGACGATCATAATGTTAACTGGTATGATAACAAATCAGCTGCAACATCAAATGGTGCATGGGTTGCTTATAATGTTACAGACGGCACATCATCTGCCGTAGCAGAAGGTATTAAAGTAAGCAAAATTCAGCCATCAAATGGCGGAGATTTACAAGTTGATTTAGGCGGCGGCGATGGTGTATTACGTGTAACACACTACGATGTTAGTGCAGGCGCCAGTTATGCCAGTAGAATTCAAAACACAGATTACGATACAATTCCAAACGTTCAATACTTGCAACTTTATGTGGCTAGTACATATTCACCGGGCAGCGGACAAGGACAAGCTATTGTACATAGCATACAAGATACTACAAGTGGAACAACTAGTTTAATAAATGCAACAACTAATTTATTAACATTTACTGTAGGTGGAACTTCGTCTACCATGACATCTAGCGGATTATATCTAGGTGGACAATTATTAACTTATAACGTACAAGTAGCTGGAAATACAACTCCAAATACTATTACAACTATTGGTTCAGGCAATCCTAAACATGTAGTATCTACTAATGATAATTTAATTTTAACATCAAATAATACTACAGTTGAAGTAAACGGTGTAATACAATTAGACAATCATTCAGTTCCAGCAAGCAGTGTTTCTGGAGCAAGTTTAATATATTCAGGAGACCCTGGAACTGGTGTTGGTACACCAGGAAAGACAGGTTTGTATTTTAAAAATACACTGACAACAGACGAATTAATCAGTAAGAACCGAGCAGTACTTCTAAGTATTTTACTATAAGGAATAGAACATGGCATTAAGCGCAACTCAAATTACAGCAACCGCAGTTACAAGTGGAAGTCCTAACGGAACCGTAGTGTATTCTAGTTCTGGTAATAACGCTATTACTAGTATTATAGCTTGTAACAATCATAGTTCTACAACTATCAATTTGACACTTTATGCTGTTCCAAGCGGAAAGAATCCATACGGAAATCCAGAAACAACTATAGTTTCAGCACTACCGATTCCTCCTGGAGAAACTGTAAGTTTTGATCAAGAAAAATTAGTATTAGGCAACGGAGATCAACTAGATGCAATCGCCAGTGTAGCATATTCAGGCACAGGTGTAAGCATAGTTGTAAGTACATTGGCGGTATAATGAGATACTTAAAAAGACAAACAATTAATCGCAGAATTGCTAACGATCCACAATTTTTTGTAGATCCTACCAACGCGGCTATAACGTCTAGTAGTTCTAATGCTGTGTTTGGATCAACAGCTAATATTGTTATGGGTGTGACAAATAATTTAATATTACCAACAGGAACCGTTGCACAACGTCCAAGCTCACCATTAAACGGAATGATTCGTTATTGTACAGATTTAAATGGCGGTCAAGTTGAAATTTATCAAGCAGGAACATGGCGTAGTTTACGTTTCAAAGAACCTGTTGTTGTTACAAGAGAAACTTATACAGGAGATGGGTCCAGTACAGTATATGGTCCATTGAACCCTCAACCTCCAATGTATACTGGCGGTAGTGTACAAGATAATGCTACATGGACCGGTGATAACTTAGTGGTTATTGTTGGTAACGTGTATCAAACTTGGTCAACAAACTATCTGATTCAAACAGGAACAACAATTGGTGTAGCACCGTTTAATCAAGGTGCAAATGCCTCTAAGTACTATATCAAATTTACATCTGCTACACCGGGACTAAGCACACCAATAGTAATATTGCACGGCTTTGACAGTTAAGCTAGGAGCTGACCATGGGGCGAGAACTTGGTAGAATAAGCGGCCCGTTACTAGCAGAAAATCTCAAACGTAACGGCGTTGATCTTGCCTTTGAAAATACTTTATTATATTTTAATGTCACAAACAATTATGTTGGCATTAACAATAGCGGCCCTGCGTACGACTTAGATGTCTCAACTTTTACTAATACAAGCGGTACAAGCACTGGTTTAACTAGTACTGACTGGTTAATTGTAGACAACAACGCTTTTTTAGCTAACCTCGAGTTTACAACCAATAACGTACAAAACGTAACTGGACCAATAGTTATTAGTCCTAATCAGTCTTCTAACCCTACGATTGTAGTTCCAAATTTAAAAGCTACAGATGTTTATTTTAGCGGTAACAGCATTACCAATTATACCGCTAGCGGAGATTTAAATTTAACTCCTACTGGACAGATAGTAGTCAATTCTAACACATTAGTAAATGGTGATCTACATGCCACTGGCAATGTAACATTTGATGGTAACATAACTTTTGGTAATGCGCCAACTGATACTATTAATTTTAAAGCAGAAGTCAATAGTGATATACTACCTAGTATAACAAATACAGATAGTTTAGGATCATCGACATTGGTATGGAAAACATACTATGGAAAGATCACAGTTAGTACTATACTAACATCTACTTTAGATGTGACTAGTACTTTTACAGCTACGGGCACTAACACATACAATAATAATTTTACAGTAGGTTCGTCTAGTTCTGATACAGTAAGAATTCGATCTACTTTTGATAGTAGTTTAATTCCTAGTGCTAACGGAGTTTATAATTTAGGATCAAGTAGTTTATATTGGAATAATTTATTTGTAAACAAAATAATAGTTAGAGGTAATACTGTAATTACCAATAACTCTATAGCAACTACTAATACTGATAGTAACCTAGTATTAGTTGCAAATGGATCTGGGTTGGTAAGAGTTTATCAGTCTAGCTTACAGCTTGATCAGAATGCAATTATTAACGGAAATTTGCTAGTAAATGTTAATACAACACTAGGCAATACAACCTCTAAAGCAATTACACAGACTGGTAATTTTAACCAGACTGGTAGTACTACTATCAGTGGTTTACTTACAGCATCTGGCAATATTACAATTTCTGGTGCAAATACTTACTTAGATGTAGGTAATTTTGATTTCCGTGGAAGTACAATAACAAACACATCAGCTAACGCTGATATAACTTTGTTAACAACTGGTACTGGTAAGATTGCTATACCCAGTAGCGCACAAGTTGGAAAAGATATTAATCTTGTACAAAATTTATCAGTAACTGGAACTACTAATTTACAAAGCCTAGTAAACACTGGTACAATAGCACAAACTGGAGATTATTCTCAGTACGGTAATACTAATATAACTGGTACTCTAGTTTCTAATAATTTTATATTTCCAACAACTGGATCTTATATCAATATAGGTAATTTCCAAATCAGCGGAAATACCATACAAAGTATAGCATCGAATAGTGATATATCATTTTTAGCAGCTGGCACTGGGTCTACTAATATTGAAAAATTAACTATTACTAATAACAATATTAGAAATACATGGACCAGTACTTCTGAACAATTGATAACCCAAGATGCTCAGTTAATTGTAACTCAAGATGGAATTATACTTACAACCGAGTTCTTTAATACTAGTATTTCACAAAAAAGTATTTACTTAACTCCTACCGGAACAGGTAATGTTTATACAAACTCTTATACAAGTTTAGTTTTACCTATAGGGGACGATCAAGTAAGATCTATGATATCTAACGGAGAAATTCGTTATAATGATATTTGGAATAACTACGAAGGTTTTAGTGAAACTGGTTACGTAAATTTCATAGGACTAGTAAGCCAGAATCATCTAACATCTGCCGTTGCTAATAGCTCGGCTGAAACCCTAAATTTCACAGCAAATAATATACTAACGACTACTATAGATTCAACTAAACTGTTTAATAATACTTTGCTAGCTGACACTATACAAATTAACTCAAATAATATCGATAATACAAATTTATCTACAGATTTATTCTTAAATCCAACCAGTCAAGTTAATTTTGTCAATACAAATATAAAAGTTAATGGTAACACAATAAACGTTATAAACAATCCTCTAACATTTTATAGTACAGATTACGGACATGTAAGATTTACAGGTTCGAACGGATTTATACTACCTATTGGAAGTATCAATAATAGACCAGCAACTCCTGAATTAGGTACAACTAGATATAACTCAAGCTCACAAGTTCCAGAGCTTTGGAATGGCACACAGTGGGTACAATGGAACGGAGCTTCAGCCAAACTTACCAAAGAAGAAGTGAGTGACGTCTCCTATACTTGGGCCCTTATCCTGGGGTTATAACCAAAACCGATAAATACTATTACTGTAAAATCTGACCAAGGTTTTACGATATTCAACAGTGGTAAACCCGCTAAGAGCGTCCAGCTGAAAAAGTGGTTAACCGTGAAACACGGGGTATACGGGAGCGTAAATGGCTGTTGGTCGAATTTCGGGTCCGCTCTTAAAGGACAACCTCCTACGCAATGGCGTAGACTTGGCCTTCGAGACGAGCCTTCTTTACTTGGATGTTACAAACAGCCGCGTAGGTATTAATAATGCCACACCCGCTAGCGACCTCCATGTAACTGGAACCACCCGTACTACCAATCTATATGTAACAAATCAAACACAAATTGGCCAACCTGGCAGTATGTTTACTGTCAGCGGCAACACTATTGCCAGTGATAATTCAACAATTAATCTAACCCCAAGCGGATCAAACGCTGTAGTTTATCAAGGGTTAATCAGTGTTGGACAGTTGACTATTGGAACAAATAACATAAGTTCCACTGGTACAAATACAGATATAAACATAAATCCAAGCGGCACTGGCCAACTAGTTGTTGGTACTGTATCTGCAAATCGAAACGTATTAATCAACGGAAACTTACACGCAACTGGCGTAATCACAGCCGACGGTAATATTCAGCTGGGTAATCAAACTAGCGACACCGTTACATTTGATGCCGAAGTAAACAGCGATATTATACCTAGCACAAATAACTATTACAACTTAGGTTCTAGCTCAAATGCTTGGAAAAACTTGTATGTTACTAATGTAAGTGCCACCGGAATTACCACAACTGATTTTACATCAAGCGGTAATTTAACTATAAATGGCACTACTACTATTAGTGGTACTACTACAATTGGTGCAGATAGTACTAATTTGCTAAATGTAATTGCTAGAATTAATAGCAATTTAATTCCTAACACAACTTTACTCTACGATTTAGGAGCCAACGGGTTATACTGGAATACAGCATATATTAATACCGTAACTACTAGCGGCTTAACTATTACAAATAATAGTATTACCAGTACAGCCACTAACAGTAACTTGTTACTAAGCGCCAACGGTATTGGTCAAGTTTATATTCCAAGTAATAATCTACAAGTAGATAATAATGCCAATATACAAGGCAATTTAACTGTAGGCGGAACAACTAGTTTACAAAATGTTGGAATAACTGGCACCTTAACCCAAACTGGTAATTTTACACAAACTGGTAATTTTACAACCAGCGGTAATGTACAAGCAGGTAGCCTTAGTGTTTTTGGAACTCTTACAATTCCTAATTTTATAATTAGCGGTAGCACAATTACTAGTACTACTAACAATGCTAATTTTAATTTAGTAACTACTGGATCTGGACAAGTCTACATACCTAGTAGCCTTTTAATTAGTCAGAATCTTGCAATCCAAAATAACTTAATAGTTTCTGGAACTAGTACATTAGCTGGTACTAGTATAAATGGTACAGTTGGACAAACTGGTAATTTTAATCAAACTGGTAATTTTACTACCAGCGGCAACTTAACAGTTACTGGTAATGCTAGCATTTCTGGCAACTTAACTATTCCAAATATCACCATTGGCGGAAGTACCATTGCTACCAACCAAGGTAATTTAGATCTGAACATTCAAGGATCTGGCACAGGTAGTGTTATAGTAGAAAGTGTTAAATTCACAGATAACAATATTCAAAGTGTTGGAACAAATGCAAATTTATTATTAACACCTCAAAGTAATGCCAGTGTTATTATAAACAACAACGGTAGTTTTGTACTACCAGTTGGAACAACAAGCCAGCGTCCTGATCCTGCTAGTAACGGTATGATCCGTTATAATACTGATTTAAAAAGATATGAAGGCTACAATGTAGATAACTGGTATAAATTGGGCGGAGTAGAAAGTGCTGATGGAAAAACAAGAATAACACCAGAATTAACACCTGGCGCCGGTGATAATATTATTAGATTCTTTGCAAACAATGTTCTTGTAGCAACAATAGACCCTGCTAAATTATACACAATTGATTTTCAAACAAGTAATTTAGACATAAGTAATAATACAATTAGTGCAATCTCGCCTAATACAGATATCAATTTAAACACATCAGGTTCTGGTGGAGTTCTTATAGGAAATCTGCGTTTTGCGGGCAATAGCATTACTAATGTAGCATCAAACGCGGTAACAGAATTTGTAGAAAACGGTAATGGATATGTTAAAATATCCGGAACTTACGGACTAGTAATACCAAGCGGCGATGAAAATCAGCGCCCTGCTTTGCAATATACTGAAGTCGGTATGACTCGTTATAATACTACATATCAATATGTTGAAGTATTCAACGGCGTTAGTTGGACCAGCGTTTCTGGTACAAGTACTGGTGTTACATTTAATGATGCAACTGATATTGGTATTGAAGCTGCACTAATGATAGGATAAAATAATGACAACAGCTTTTAAAAACGTATTGAATTCAGGATTAGGAACAAGTCCTACTACTGTATTAACCACAAATAACACTGCACGAACTACAGTAATTGGTTTAAGTTTGACCAATACAACTTCTGGCATTATTTTAGCCAGTGTACAATTACAAGACACTGTGGCTAGTACTAGCGCCTATTATGTTCAGAATATTGTTATACCTCCTAATACAAGTGCTAGAGTAATTAACGGCGGCGAAAGACTAGTCTGTGGTCCAAGTACAAATATTATAATAACATCTAATACAGCAAGTAGTATTGATCTTGTTATGAGCTACGTTGAAATAAGCTAAGGATAAAATTATGACCTATTATGTTGGTAACGAATACAATTTAAATGATTTGCTAGGAGATGGAAACCCTAGATATTTTTACGCTCTACAAAGATTAGACGACGGTACTCTTTATTTTTATAAAGTTGATCAGTTAAGTAGCTCAGGAACAATCACGGTAAACGTTCCAGGTTTAAGTCAGAATAATTTTGAAAATTTTGAATATGGTGTAGATTTCTTTGATGGACGATTGGCAACTGACCATAGTCGTCCATATCCTAATTTACAATTTGATCAATATCGATGGGACAATAAAAATTGTTATTATTATCTAGATACTGCAACTGGACAGCTAGTTGTTAGAATTAATCAAGCGTATACATATTCGCAAGCTCAAATAATTAGTTCAAATTAATAGGAAAAGAATAAAATGGCAGCAGAATTTAAAATTGGAAGACTAAAATTTACCTGGGAAGGTCAGTGGACGCCAAATACTTTTTATAATCGCGATGCGGTTGTTGGGTATCAAGGTAAAACCTATGTATGTCTAGTTCCTAACACATCAAACAGTACAAATTTTTACACAGACTTGTATTCTAGTCCGTATCCTTATTGGAATTTAGTACTCGACGGCAAAACTTTTTCTGGAGCATGGACTACAGGAACAGCTTATAGTCTAGGTAATTTAGTTATCAGCGGCGGTGTTATGTATTATTGTAACACTAATCACACTAGTTCGACATTTGCAACTGACGCTGCTAAGTGGGCCATCTACAATGAATTTTTCTCTTGGCATACTACGTGGACTACTAGCACAGCTTATAGTCTAAATGATATTGTAAAGTATGGTGGAATTGTTTACAAGTGTATTGTTAACCATACTAGTGCTTCGACTACGGCTCTTGGTTTAGAAGCTAATCAAAGCAACTGGAGTACATTCTACAGCGGAATTGAATATAAAGGCAATTGGCAATCTAATTACAGATATAAAGCTAATGATGTTGTAAAAATTGGAGCAGATTTATATCAAGTTACAGTTGGACATACATCTTCAAGCATTCCTGCTTCAGGAAATTTCACAATGTATATACCAGGCCAGGAAGAGCAAGGTGCCTGGAGTTCTTCAACAGTTTATCAAAAGGGAGATATTGTTAATTACGGTGGATATAGTTATATCTCAAATACATTTGACAATACAAACAATACTCCGTCAACTGATACTACCGATTGGAGTGTACTAACACAAAATTATTTGTTAATGGGTGACTGGGCATATAATGTTGCTTATCAAGTAGGAGATGTTGTTCGTAAAGGCGGAGAAGTATTTGTAGCAATACAAGATAATTCAGCTCAAGACCCTACCAGTTTTAGTTATACTACTAACTATAACTCAACAGGTAGTAGCGGAACCACGCTAGTAGTTACTTCATCATTAGGAATTGTATTAGGAATGACAGTGGTTGGTAACGGTTTTGCTAGCGGACAATATGTTACTAAAATTATTAATAGTACAACTGTATTATTAAGTTCTCCGCCCGATACAGCTTTAGTTAACGCACAAAATTTAACATTTTCAGGTGTAAGTCCTTACTGGAGTGAACTATCTCCAGGTGTTCGCTGGAGAAGTTTTTGGTCAGCTGGTACACAATATACTATCGGTGACCTTGCCTTGTATAAAAATTATACATATCGTTGTATTACAACACATGTCGGTAGCGTATTAAATCGACCAGATGTAGATACAAATAGTAGTTTCTGGGTAGTATATACTAGACATGCTACACGCAATGCATTAGTCAAACAAGGTGATATTGTTACATATAGTAACGGTGCTACAACCAATATACCAATTGGTACAAACACGTATTTGTTAAAATCTAACGGAACACAATCTAATTATTCAACTATTTTAATAACACCGAATGTTTATTATGTTGCTCCTAATGGTGTTGATAGTCTTACCGCAGGTACTTCTTGGGATCAACCTTGGAAGACTATTAAGTATGCATGTAACTTTTTATTAAAAGGTACATTAAATCCAAATGCATCAACTTTGTTAACTTCTAATAAAGAATTTATTGTTCAAGAAGTTTATAATTATTTACAATACACATACAGTACAAATGTTAGTTCGTCTACAGGTATATTATTCACTTGTGCTTCAACTAGCAATTTTGTAGTTGGCATGCCAATTGCATTTGGCGGATCAGTGTTTGGCGGCGTGACAACTAATACACAATACTTTGTTCAAAATATTGTTAACCCAACAACATTCTCAATTAGTACTACATTAGGCGGCTCTGCTGTAGCATTAAGTAACGCCAGCGGTGCTATGCCGGCCTATTATTATAATCCAACAAAAACACAACGCGATGCTAGATTAATTATCGATTCAATAAATTATGATCTAGTAAGGGGCGGGAATAGCCAAACAGTTGCGGCTACATTGGCTTTTTTTGCTTACGGTAGTTCAACAACTTATATTAATACAAATGTAGCCACTCAGATACAGTATTTTATCGCTGCTTTAAATTATGCATATACCCTTATCCCAAGTGCTATAAATCAAGGTCAGCCAGCACGAAATTATCAGGCGTTGAATAATGTTGCAAGTCCAGCATCACAAATTGTAAATTTTTCTGTTACAGCTGAATCTGGTTCGCTATCTACCATACAATCTTTGTTGTCAATAATTATTACAGCACTGACTAATCAAAGTACCGCATCTGTTCCTACATCAAATTCAGGTATTAGTGCTACAATTTATATTAAGTCTGGTACGTATAACGAAACATTACCTATTACTGTTCCTGAAAATGTAGCATTAGTAGGTGATGAATTGCGCGGCACGGTGGTAAGTCCAAATGTTATTATTAACACTTATGTGACTTATACCAATGGCAATACCAATTTAATTACAGCTAGTACAACTAATGGATTGTATGATCAATGTCCTATACAATTCTCTGGAACAACATTTGGTAATTTAGCAACCGCCACTACTTATTATGTGATTGGTTCAACTATTTCCGGAAATCAATTTGCTATTAGTATTACACCGGGCGGTGGCCCATTACAACAACAAACAGCGGTTGGATCAGTAAGCATGTTTGGCGGTGATGCTATACAAAACATGTTCTTGATGCGTAACGGTACTGGTCTACGAAACATGACTCTACAAGGCTTATTGGGAACATTAAGTATTGCTGATTCAAACGGCATTCAACAAACTACCGGTGGTGCTTATTCTAGTCTAGATCCAGGTGCTGGACCTAATGACACTACCACATGGATTTTCCGTCGTAGTCCGTATTGTCAGAACGTTACACTATTTGGATCTGGTTGTGTCGGCATGAAAATTGACGGTAGTTTACACAACGGTGGAAATAAATCCATGGTGGCTAACGACTATACTACATTGATACAAGACGGTATTGGGGTATGGTGTACCAATAGTGATGCAAAAACTGAATTAGTATCCGTGTTTGCCTATTATAGCTATGCAGGATATTACGCTCAGAACGGAGGACGTATTCGTGCTACCAATGGTAATACTTCGTATGGAACATATGGTGTTATTGCTGAAGGATACGACTCAACAGAAATTCCAATTTCTGGTAATGTATATAACCTGAGCGGACAAGCCAGTGCTAGTGTAGTTAGTGCGTTTACTAATAGTGGAGCAATACAAAAATTACAATATTCAGATGCTGGTGTGAACTATACACAAACTTCTACAAATTTATTGCAAAATAGTAATAACTTTGGAACAGGTTGGTCAAACGATGGTAATGTTTCATTCAGTCAAAATCCTACATCTCCGTTTGGAGTTACTGATGCATGGACCTTAACTGGAACAAATTCTGTTGCAAATCAAGGCTACTTATATCAAACCATATCAGTTAATCCACAAGGTGCCACTTATACAGGATTGAGCGCAAGTAATTTAAGCGGTAGTGGTAGTAATGCTACTTTTAACGTTACAGTTACAAGTACAGCTTATGTTGTAACAGCAAACTTTGGTGGTAGCGGATATGCGACGACCAACCAGTTAAGAATTTACGGTAGTGTATTTGGAGGTATAACTGGTGTAAATGATTTAACTATTACTGTTACTGGTTTATCTGGTAGTAGTATTTTAAACGTTACTGGAGCAGGAGTAGTTCCAGCTGGTAGCGCATTAAATTATACATTTAGTTTATATGTACAACAGGGTACAGCATCTAGTATAGATATACAAGGTGTGTTTTCTGGTAGCAATAATTCTGGTGGCGGCATAAACTATAATTTTGGATCTGGAGCAATTACAACAACAACTAGCGGTGTAGGAACAGCTCCTACGCTGTACGGAGTTAATACTATAACAAACGGTTGGTATCGCATTTGGTTTGCTTTGAACGATACAACTGGTTTGAATACATCTTTAACTTATAATATCTATCCAAGAAGTATATCTGGAACTAGCGGATACACTATATGTTACGGACCGCAATTAGAAATAAATTCAAGCCCAAGTTTTTATTTAGAAACATCTACTGGAACTTATACAGCCTATGCTAACTATAAAATAGTAGGTGCAGGTGCAGGTGCAAACTTGTTAGGTGATGAACTTCGTTCAAATGCTGTGTTCTCAACCCGTGTTACTGATCCAGGATCTGGAGCTGGAGGTGCAGGATATAAAACAGCTAGTAACAATGCGCAAGGCGGAGCTGGTACATATATCATTCTTTCAGGCGCTGATACTGGAACAAGTAGTCAATATACTGGATTACGAATATTTCTTAATAGTGGAACAGGTGCTGGACAATATGGTTACATTTCTAGCTACAATGCAAACACCAAGTATGCATATATATTAAAAGAAACATTTGTTCCTGTAACTGTAACAGCTTCGACTGGTAGCGGAACTAATACATTGACATTGGGTTCTGGAGATGTAAACACATTATATGCCAATCAACCAATACAATTTATTCCTACAATTAATACAACAACAGTTACTGCAACAAACCAAGCATCTACAATCGCATCAGTAACTATAGGCGGAACAACTAGTACAATAACTGTCAATAGCACAGCACAAATGTATTATAACCAACCAATACAATTTTCAGGAAATGTGTTTGGTGGCGTAGTAACCGGATACACATACTATGTTTATGCTGTTATTGATAGCCAGACAATTCAAATTAGCCAACAACTATATGGCAACCTGTGGCCTCTTACCAACGGCACTGGATCCATGACAGTTACTTATTCTGCTGGAACTAGCTATTTGTATGGATTAAATGCCACAACTTCAATGAGTGTGAATCTTGCAATACAGTTTGTTGGATCAACATTGGGCGGAGTAACAACTGGTACAACATATTATGTTCAAGAAATACTTGATTCAAATACATTTACTATTTCAAATAGTTTAGTAACGGTTACAGCTAGTACTACAACTGTATCTACAGATGGTACAAGACCTAATCAAATTACTGTTGATAATGCTAGTAATCTTGTGAGTTTAAATCCAATTATATTCACAGGCTCGACATTTGGTAATATAGTAGCAGGACAAAAATACTGGATCAGTTATGTTCCTGATACAACTCACTTAACAGTGACTAGTAATATTATTGTGCAAACAGCTACTAACACAGCTATTACGTCAAACTTGATTACAGTTGGTTCGACAGCAGGATTTATACCAGGAAATCCAATCAGATTTACAGGTAACGTATTTGGTGGCGCCAATTTAAAAGTAGATACAACTTACTATATTTTAGTTGTTAACGATGCATTTACATTTACAATTAGTACACAGCCAAATGGTTCTGCTATTAATTTATCCACAGCCGTTGGATCGATGACAGTTAGAACAGCAGGAACCACCGTAGCACTTACCACAGCTAGTGGCACAATGACTGGTACTACTACAGCAGGAAAAACTACACTAACAGCTGGATCGGGCACCATGGTTGCTCAGTTCTCCACACCAATATTTGGTGGAGTAACAGCTGGTACAACTTATTATATCATGACTATTACTCCTGGTAGCCCTAATACTATACAGATTACGGCTAGTTCTGGAAGCCAAAGTCCAGTATCGTTGACAACAACTACTGGATCCATGCAATTTGGTACAGTTGGTTGGGACCATGTGAATTCAGGAACTCCTGCGGCGGCTAACTTGGATACATCGACATTATATTATATTGAACCTCGTGTTACATATAGTGCTCCAGGATTTAATCAGTCAGCTGTTTACGGATTACCGGCATTAAGCGGAATAACTTATGCAGGTTTTGCGGCAGGTGACGGTTATTTCATGTGTGTTGCTGCGTCAGGAACAACTATTGGATTATCTTCAGACGGCGGTACTTGGACACCGTTAACATTGCCAACTACAGGAACCTGGACTGGTATTGCTTACGGAAATAAAACTTGGTTTATTATTTCAAATACAACAACTGGTTTATGGTCGAATAGTAATGGCTATAGTTGGCATACTGCATCATTACCAAGTGCTTCTTGGAATAAGATTGCGTACGGAAATAACTCGTTTGTAATTATGGCAAGCGGTACTAGTTCAGCTGTTGCATATAGCAATAACAGAGGAGCCACTTGGTCTAGCGGGACTGGTTTAAGTTCTGCAGCCTGGACTGGACTTGCGTTTGGTGCTGGCACATTTGTAGCGGTAGCATCTGCTAGTCAGACTGTTGCTTACAGCACCAATAACGGAGCAACGTGGACTACATTAACTTCTGCATTACCAACATCAGCTAGCTGGACAGCAGTATCTTATGGAAACGGAAGATTTGTTGCTATTTCAAGCGGATCAGTTTCGGCATATAGCTTCGATGGTATAACTTGGTATAGTTCTAGTTTGTCAATTGGCGCATCACGTTTAGTCTATGGTCAAGGTGTATTCCTTGCTTTAGGATCTACCACAGCATACACCAGTGAAGATGGTATCAACTGGGTAACTAGAAGTGTAACTGGCGATACATATAGTGCATTGGGATTTGGATTTAATTCTTCTGGACAAGGTATATTTGTTACAGCAGGTTATAACTCTGTTAACAGTTCTATAATTGGAAGTCAGATACAAGCAGGTGGCCGAGCAAGAGCTCGTGCAACTGTGGCCAGCGGAACTATTACATCTGTTAATGTATGGGATCCTGGATCAAATTATACCAGCACTCCAACAGTGACTGTTACAGATCCAAATGTAACAACGTTTGTTGTTTTAAGTGCTAATACAGGAAATGGTTCATTAGGTAGTCCAACATTATTAAACACTGGATTGTCTTACGCATTTAGTACAACTGCTATTACCATTTGGGGTAGCGGTTATGCTAACGAATATCAAACAGGTTATAATGTTGTTTGTAATAATATTACGGCATTACCAACACCAGGGTGTGATGTGATCTTTAACGGAAACAGTACAATTTATAAATGTACTAGTGCTACACCTTTATACGGAACTGTGGCACCGTATTTGACATGTTCAATTGCACTAAGTCCTAGTATGAGTACAGCATTAAGTCCAGCTAATGGCACTAGTGTAATTATTAGAACTAAGTATAGTCAGTGTCGCTTAACCAACCATGACTTTTTAAATATTGGACTGGGTGACCAAGTGTTATCTAACTACCCTGGATTACCAACTACAACATCGGTGCAACCTCAAAATCAAACTATTGAAGTAAACAACGGTCGTGTATTCTATACAAGTACTGACCAAGATGGTAACTTCAAAGTTGGTAATCTATTTGGAGTTCAGCAAAGTACAGGTATTGTTACATTAAGTGCAAGTCAGTTTGGACTTACTGGTTTGAGCCAGTTGTCACTAGGCGGTATTAGTGTTGGTAGTTCAAGTGTTGTTATTACACAGTTTAGTACAGATCCTACATTCTCAGCTAATAGTGATAATATTATTTCAACACAAAAGGCTATCAAATCTTATGTAACAAGTCAATTAAGTCAAGGTGGTAGTAATACTACAACCGGCCAGTTGACAGCAGGCACTGTAGTAGTTGGAGGACCAAATCTTATTACTAGTTCTATTCCGCAGGGAATTTCAGGATCCACTGTTAAGATTAACGTAAAGGTGAATATAGTTGGATCTAACGGAGCAGTAGACGGCAATCTTGCAGCATTGAATTTCTTTATAAAAAATGCTTCAAGAAAGACACGTTAAACAAAATGATAAATACTATCACAGGATGATATAAAATGGCAGAATTTAAATTAGGTAGAATTAAGTTTGTATACCAAGGAAATTGGGCATCAAATACTTCATATGTAGTCGATGACGTAGTTACTGTTGGCGGAAAAACTTACATCTGTATTTTAAGCAATACAAGTTCAAGTAATTTTTCTAATGATTTGAACAATATTACACCATACTGGCAATTAATGGCAGATGGAACGTTATGGCGTGGAACTTGGGCAAATAATACTGCTTATAATATTGGCGATTTGGCACAGTATGGCGGAACAATTTATCTATGTAACGTTGCTCATACTAGTGTAACTTCTACTTTAACACTTACTGCTACATCATTTACAGTTAATGCGGGAACAGCCACATTGGGCTATGCCGCACAACCTGGTACACCTTTTGTTCCAGGACAGACTATTACATTGTCAGGATTCAGTCCTACAACTACTACTAGTCCATCAAACAATATTAATACAACATTTACAGTTTTAACATGTACTACAACTCAATTGACATTTGCATTGAGTGGCACATATTCTAACGTAACACTAGGTACAGTAGCAGGAACCGGAGCTCTTGAATCAGAAATAAATGATTGGACAGTATTTGGAACTAACATTAACTGGTCAAACGCTTGGGCCACAAGTACTCGTTATAAAGTAAATGACTTAGTTTACTATGGCGGATACACTTATGTTTGTAATACCGCACACGTATCTGCATCAACAATATCTTCTGGACTCGAATCTAATCAAAGTTACTGGTCTACATTTAATGCTGGTATTTTTTATCAAGGTGCATGGACTACCGGTACTCGTTATAAAGTAAATGACATTGTTACTTACGGTGCAGACGTTTGGATCTGTACAACATATCATACATCTAGTGGATCTACATTAGATGCTACCAAATTTACAATTTTAGTAAACGGTTTCCAATTTGTAAACAGCTGGAGTAATGCAACCGCATACAAAGCAGGTGACGTAGTAACTTATGGTGGATATAGCTATACCGCTATTCAGAACAATACTGGTCAAACACCGTCAACCGCAACAACTTATTGGCAAGTGTTTACAACAGGGTTTGTATACCAAGGAGCATGGAGCGGATCAAACTCTTACTTAATTGGTAACGTAGTTAGTTATGGTGGATATACTTATGTTGCAGTTGCAGATAATGCAAACTCATCTATTACAATCACAGCAACTACAGTATCAACAGATCCTACTAGACCAAATCAAATTACTACATCAAGTACAAGTAATTTAGTAGCAAATTTACCAATCATTTTTAGTGGAACTACTTTTGGCAATATTGTGTCTTCAACAACTTATTATGTAAGTTCAGTAGTAGATGCTACACATTTCACAATTAGTGCAACAGCTGGCGGTCCAGTATTTGCTCTTACCACAGCTACTGGTTCAGCAACTGGCGCCACACAAACACAACCGCCACTTAGTGCATATTGGGGTTTGTTAAATTCAGGTGTTCGTTGGACTAACAATTCACAAACATTTACATCTGTTAGTGGTACAAACATTTCTAGTTTAGGAACAGGTGCATCGTTTGATGTTACTGTAAACAAAACAATTTACACAGTAATTCCGCACAGCGGATCTGCTGGTAGCGGTTACGTTACTGGCGATACTATTAAAATTTTAGGAACAAACGTTGGCGGCCTGAGCCCAGTTAACGATGTCACTTTAACTGTAACAGCTTCTGGCGGTGCTATTACATCATTAGTAGCAACAGGTGTTGCTGTTACATGGAGTACAGGTGTTACTTATGTTTTAGGCGATGTTGTATTATTTGGAGCTAACAACTACATTTGTATTCAATCACATGTAGCAACAACCGGAAGCCGTCCAGATAACGATACTACCGCAACGTATTGGAATTTATTCACTGCAGGTTCTGAACCTGCAACATTGACCACAGCAGGTGACATGTTCTATTATGGACTAAATGGTCCAACACGTTTACCAATTGGTACTAACGGCCAAATTTTACGTTCAACAAACGGATACCCTACATGGGCAACTTACGGTATTATCAACAACGTTGTGTATGTTGGACCTACTGGTACAGACAGTCCTGCCCCAGGTTACGGTTTAACAATTGACAGCCCATGGGCATCGATTCGTTATGCTTGCCAACAAGTTGAAAATGGATATTTAAATCCTAATGCTACTCAGTTACTTGCTAAGAATAAACAATTTTTCTTAAAAGAAGTTAATAACTATGTTCAGTATACATATACTGTTACAGTTTCAGCAGCAAGTACAACTGTATTCACAGCTGGATCAACAACATCATTATATGTTGGTATGCCAATTAGTTTTACAGGAACAGTTGGCGGAGTAACTGCTGGTACAACTTACTATGTTCAAGCAATTGGTAGCACAACTACATTTGCAATCTCAGCAACATTTGGTGGAAATGCATTGCCATTAACAGCTGGATCAGGTTCGATGACTGGTACTTATGTTTATAGTGCAAGCAAAACTGAAAGAGATGCAGGCATTGTTATCGATGGAGTAATATTTGATGTAAGCCACGGTGGAACATTAAACAGTACTACGGCTGCTAATGCATATTTTTCAAATGGTTCATTAATCTCTGGAGTTAACTCTTACGATATTATTCCGTTTGTTGCTTCATTAACTTATTTAGGTACTAAATTATTCCCTGCAATTTTATCTAATACAGCTCCGTCAAGTAACTATCAAACACTAAACAGTATTAGTTCAGGTAATCAAGCAAAACAAATTATCGATTCAACATTAACAGCAGAAAGTGGATCGACTACTTTAGCTGGCAATTTAGTTGCTATCACATACAATGCATTAAATGCACAAACTAGTACTGTTATTGCTACAGCTATTGTGCCTGATACAACAATTTATGTTAAAACAGGAACATACAACGAAATATTACCAATCAGTATTCCAAGAAATACAGCAATCGTTGGAGATGAATTGCGTAGTACAGTAATTCAACCAGCACCTGCAATTCCTAATTTAGTAAATGATAAACCTAAATCAATCTTAGCTTTGAATCATACTAAGGCATTGTTGAGTAATTTAATTTCAAATACTACAATTACACCGACTACTGGAAATACACAAACACAAGTTACTACATTACCAGCCGGCGATCAAGGATCTCAAACCGCTGTTAATAGTGTTTTAACAAATGCTGCGTTAATCCAAGATATGATAAGCAACGGCTTACCACAAGCTCCTGCATTTGTATTGCCTCAACCTACTGGTTACAATACATCATTCTTGTCAACATACGGCAACGGCGTAACACAAATTGTTAACAATTATTTGTTCATTAAAGCAGAAATCGCTGCTTATTTAAATACCAATTATAATACAATTTGGACTAGTACCGCATTTACTACTGGCGGATATCAAGCAGAAACTATCAGAGACGTTAGTTTTATATTAGACGGACTACAGTACGATTTAACCTACGGCGGTAATGTACAAAGTAATATCAACGGTAGTTCATATTATTCTCTAGGTTATAGTCAAGTTCAAACAGCATATACTCAAATTTTTAATGCAGCCTTGACTCGTTTAAAAACTATTATTGGACAAATTGTTCAAGGTCAATCAGTATCTGCAACTTCTGGTAATAGTGTAACTCAGTATACTACAGCACCATACGGTAATTCAACAGCCGCAAGTGCTGCACAAGGTTTGATACAAAATATTTTAAACTGGATTGCAAACGGTTACGGAGATACAACTGTATATCCAACAGTTGCTATTGCTCTAGCAAGTAGTCAACTACAAACATCGTTTAACTTGTTACAAGCAAGAGCTAGTGAAATTGCAGCAGATGCTCAAGCATGGGTTAAAAAGTATTATCAATCAAGTAATATTAGTACTTCATTAACTAATCGTGATGCTGGATATATTGTTCAAGCACTATCATACGATTTAGTATTTGGCAGCAACTTCAATAGTATTGCGGCAGGTAGAGGTTTCAACAGATTAAACACTAGTGCCCAAGCATTATTAGCAAATACAAATAATGAATTATCAGCAACACTGGGTGCAATTCAATTTATTGCTAACAAAGCAAAACAATATGCGGCAGGTGGTTCAGCAATCCAAGCAACAGCTACAATCAATGATGTAATATCATTAATTAATGGACAAGCTACAACTACATTAACTACCGCAACAACAAGCACAAACGTATTAACTGTGTCTAGTACATCAGGTATGTATGTTGGCCAGCCAATTCAGTTTACTGGATTGCCAGCTAATATTACTACAACAGCCACAGCTACTACAACAAGTACTAACGTAATTACACTAGGAGCTACAGCAAGTAGTTTAGGTATTGTTGCTGGACAACAAATTTATTTTACAGGTTCTGTATTTGGTAATATTGTACAAAACCAAATGTATTATGTTTTAAGTCCAAGCGGAAGCACTATTCAAGTTAGTTTAACATACGGTGGAAGTGCTGTAGCTTTAGTAACAGCTTCGGGTACAATGTCAGTTGTTGTTAACAATGCTGGAGGTTTGTGGAATAACAATGTCTATTGGATCAACACTATTCCAGGTACTACAACTTTAACTATTACAAGTAGCTATGCAAGCGGAACAGCTTATACTATTACTAATACAAAAACTGGTATGACTGCTAGTGCAGTAGCTGGCGATTCTTCTAATATTTTAACAAATGGTTCTGTAACTTATAATGACACATTAACTACAATTAATGGAGCAGAAATACTACGTGCTAATAAAAACTTTATAGCTTATGAAGCAGCTGCATATATCAGTGCAAGTTATGGTGGAGGTTCTGGTGCTGTAACAACTACTGCCTCTACAGGTAATTTAGTTACAACATCTAGTGCTCATAACTTTGTAGCAGGCGATCCTGTAGTATTCAGTGCTGTTACAGTAACAACTACAGCAACTTCTAGTATTGCAAGCACAGACGGCAGTCGTCCAAATCAAATTGTTGTAGGAACTACAACAGGAGTTGTTGCTGGCATGCCAATTAGCTTTGCTGGAACAAACTTTGGCGGTATAAATTTAAGTACTACTTACTATGTTAAAACAGTAGTTGATAGTACACACATTACCATTAGCGCAACTTATAACGGAACGGTACTGACTCTTACAACTGGTACTGGTTCAATGACAGCAACCATTGGCGGAATATTTGGTGGATTGACAGCAGGCGTTGAATATTATGTATTGTCTGCAGGTCTTACACCAACATCATTTGCTGTTACGGCAACTCAAGGAAGTACAACACCAGTTACTCTTTCACCTGCAAATGGAGTTGCTACAGTTAACTATTATTATAATTTAACTAAATGTATTCGTGATACTTCAGAGTACATTAACGCATTGATTTATGATTTAAATTACCCAGGTAATTACAAATCATTACGTGCAGCAACATTGTACAATAATGCAGTGAGTGGATCAACTACAAGTAACATGTTCTTTGCTAGAAACGGATCTGGTTTAAGAAACTGTACCATGAACGGATTGACAGGAACATTGACAGCAGCTAATAGTTACGGTACAAAACGACCAACAGCAGGTGCGTATGTTTCATTAGATCCAGGATTTGGACCAAACGATACTAACGTATGGATCAACAGCCGAAGCCATTACAGTCAAAACTGTACTATGTTTGGTACAGCTTGTACTGGTGCTAAAATTGATTCAGCACTGCATAGCGGTGGTAATAAGTCTATGGTTAAGAATGACTTTACCACAATTTTAAGTGACGGTATTGGTGTATGGTGTACAGGTTCTGGATCATTAACAGAATTAGTTTCAGTGTTCAACTACTACGGCTATGCTGGTTATCTAGCAGAGCTAGGTGGACGTATTCGTGCTACCAACGGTAATAGTTCATACGGTACGTATGGTGTTATTGCTGAAGGCACAGATACTTTTGAAACTCCAATTTATGCAAACTTAAACAATCATAATGCTCAAGCATATATTACTAACGTAGTAACAGATGCAGTTAACAACGTATTACGTATTGAGTACGAAAATGCTGGTAACGGTTACACAAACTATCTACCAGGTATTAGTGGATCAGGTTATAATGCCGCAGCAATTGGAGATGAATTTAGAGATTCCGCTGTATTTGAAACACGTTTAATTGATAACGGTGACGGTACAAGCACAAGCGTAGGCGGAACAAGTTATGTAGCAGCAACTAACACTGGACAAAACGGCGGTGTTGGTTACTTTACAATTGCCAACACCGACCAAGCATTAAGCACAGCGTATGTTGGTATGAGAATACAACTAACAGCTGGTACAGGTGTTGGTCAGTATGCTAATATTTTAACTTATAGCAACGGAACTAAAACTGCTCAAATTTACAAAGATAGTTTTGCTACATTAACAATAACAGCAACAACACAAGGTACTCCTAGTACTGTTACAGTGGCAAGTACAGCAACATTATATACCAATATGCCATTCTATGTAGCAACTACAGTGGGCGGTTTGTCGGCAGGTACAGTTTACTATGTTCAATCAGTAGCAAGTACGACAACATTTACAGTAGCGTTGACAAGCGGTGGAGCAGCGTTAACTACCGCAATAACAACTACTACAAGCCAGTCAGTAGCATTGTATGCAGCAGGTTGGGATCATGTTGTTCCAGGAACACCTATTACTAATGCATTAGATTTAACAAGTACATATATTATTGAACCTCGTATTAACTATACTGGTCCAGGATTTGTTTCAAACGCTAGAACACTTCCATCAAGTACAACATGGCAAGCTGTTACATACGGTGCAGGTTATTTCTTAGCTGTGCCAAGTACTGGTACTGGTACCGCAACTAGCACTGATGGTAAAACATGGACAGCTGGCGGTTTATTACCAAGCAGTCAATCATGGGTAGATGCTGTTTACGGCGGCGGACAGCTAGCAACAGCAACAGCAGTTGTTGGCGGCTTAGGCGGAACTGGTGCAACATTTACAGCCACTTTAGGTACTGGTTTATTATCAGGACAAGTTGTAGGTATCACAGTTGTTACTAGCGGTTTAGGTTATACTACACCTCCGACTATTGTAATCAGCGGAACAGGTTCTGGTTGCGTAGCTGTAGCTCAAGTATTGAACGGATCCGTAACTAATGTTACAGTTACAGTTCCAGGATCAAATTATACAGTTGCTCCTACTGTAACAGCGGTTACTAGTACTGTTACAAGTATCACAGCAAATACTTGGGGTAGAAATTATTTCTCAGTTCCAACAATTACAATAAGTGCTCCATTTACTGCAACATTATGGACAGCAAGCGGAATTGCTACTAGTGGTACGTATTACTACTACAATAATGCTGGTGTTACTAACTATTATTTGGCAACTAGTAATGGTACATTTACCACTACAGGACCAACATTTACAAGTGGTTCAACAACTAACGGTACTGTAAGTTTAACTTATTCAGGTACACTAGCAGTAGCTACAGCTACATTAAGCAATAATGGTGTAAATGCATTTACTATAACTAACGGTGGGTATGGTTATACAACAACTCCAACTGTAAGTATTACAGATACTGGAGCTAACTACGTTGTTATTTCTGGTGCAAGTAATAATACAGCATATCAACTTACAGGATCATTGGGTTCAGCATGGACAGCAGGTCCATCAACTGGTAAGACAAACTTGTATTCTATTGCTTATGGTAATGGTATCTATATAGCAGTTGGTGGTGCAAGTGGAACACCTAGCGCAGTTTCAAGTACTAACCCAGGAAACGGTGGATCTTGGATTGACCGTTCAGGCGTAATTACTGGACTATCGAGTAATTATTATTCAGCTGTTGCTTATGGTAATGGTTATTTTGTGGCCGTACAATATGGCGGAACAGTAACTTCGACAACTACAAACGGTACAAGTTGGACTACTGGAGGTGTACTTCCAAGTTCAGCCAACTGGGTCAGCATTGCTTACGGTAATGGTCGTTTTGTAACTATTGCTACTGGTAGTAACAGTGTAGCATACAGTTATGATAAAGGCGTCACATGGATTGCTAGCCCAGCAGGATTGCCATCGAGTCAAAGTTGGACTAAAGTAACCTACGGCGAAGGTTTATTTGTTGCTATAGCCAGCGGTACAACTGTATGTGCTACAAGCCCAGATGGTGTGACTTGGACAGTTCAGGCAATGCCAGGAAGCAGTAGTAACTGGAAAGGAATTGCATTTGGAAATACATCTTTAACAGCTGCAGGTCCAGTGCCAATTTATGCAGCGGTTTCGGCAACATCTGGAACTACAGCCGCAAGTATCCAAACAGGTGCTACACCTTTAGGAAGAATGAAAGTTACAGCAGGTGCTATTGCAGAAGTTAGAATGATAGAACCTGGTTCTGGATTCAGCAAAGGAGTTGTGACAGCAACTACTAGTTCTACTAACGTTATAACAGTTGATAACACAATTCTATTGTCTAATAATCAACCGGTGATATTCACTGGAGCAAGTACCGGTGGATTAGCAGCTAATACATATTATTATGTAATTGGATCAAGTATTACAGCTAGTAGTTTCCAAGTAGCAGCAACAAGTGGTAGTTCTACACCTGTTACATTATCAACTGCAACTGGCTTAACTGGTACTTTCAGAGCAAGTCCAATCGCAACAGTAACTGAACCAAACCACGTTAAGACAGCATCGTTAGCAGTACGCACAAATGATGGTGCAATAGCAAATCCAAGTTTCAGTAATAGAGGTACAGCTAATACATCGGCTACAGCTTCGGTTCAAGGTGACGGATATGCAGACTTGTATCAACCTAGTTCGTTTATCGCTGTATCTAATTTATACTCATCACCGACAGCAGGTGCTAACGTAGTATTCAGTACTATTCCAAATACTTGGTATAAACTAGTAAGTGTAACTAACGTATTAGGTCTGGCAGGAAACTACACAGCTACATTCCAAATTAACCCAGCGTTAACTGTAGCTCTTGCTCCTCCGCATAATACATTGATTACAACCACACTAAAATATAGTCAGGTACGTTTAACAGGACACGACTTCTTGTATATTGGTACTGGTAATCAAACTCAGACTAATTATCCAAACGTTAATCCGGCTACCGCTATCCAAGCTAATCAAACTAATAGTTCGGGCGGTGGTCGTGTGTTCTTCACGAGTACCGACCAAGACGGTAACTTCAACGTGGGTAATTTGTTTGGAGTTCAGCAAGCAACTGGTACAGCTACATTGAACGCTAGTGCGTTTAACTTGTCAGGACTACAATCCTTACAATTAGGTAGTGTAGCAGTTGGTGTTGGAAGTGCTGTGATCACACAGTTTAGTACTGATCCGTACTTCACAGCTAATAGTGATAGCATTGTTCCAACACAAAAAGCTATCAAATCTTACATTACATCACAAATTGGTGGTGGTGCAAGTAGTTTGAACGTAAATACACTAACGGCTGGTATCATTTATATTGCTGGTAACACAATATCAACAACTAGCGGTGCAAGTATTAACGTTAAAGCAAAGATGAATTTTACAGGTGGTATTGATGGTGCTCCGGTTGCACTAGCATATTTCAACCAAAAATAATAAGGAAAATTAAAAATGGCAACAGGTCGATTTACAACACCCCAGGCTTCGATACAGCTTGGAACAACAAATACTACATTGTACATAGTACCCGCTGGTTACTATAGTGTATTCAATGTTTCATTGACAAATACTGGTACAACAGCGGTGACAATTCAATTAGCACTTTCGGCAACTAGTACACCAGGTACAAGTGACTGGATCGAATTTGGTACAACTATTGCTCCAAAAGGAGTTTTTGAGCGTACCGGTCTAGTAGCAAATGCTGGTTTATATGTAGTAGGCTTGTCTAGTACGGCTGCACAAGTTAACGCAACTGTGTACGGTATCGAAACTTCAACATCATAATAGTATAAGAGAGATAACATATGGGACGATATAATACGGTAATAGCGACGTCAACCGCTATCGCAGGCACATATACAATGCCAGCACCTTTTGCTGGTATTCAAGAACTTGGAGGTACAGCACCCTATACGGTTACAATGCCTAGCCCTGTGTTATTTCCAGGTACTACACAAACTTTTTACAATACAACAAGCGGCGTAGTAACATTGTCATTGAGCGGTGTAACTCCTGCAGGTAACATTATAGGACCAGCAACTAACAATACATCTGTTCAAACTTATGCTATGCCTACTGGTGCAATTTTTACAGTTTACTCAGATGGTGTAAATTGGTTAAGTATAAACAATGACAGCGGTGGTCCATTCTATGCTACTACAGGTAGTTTTAGTGGAGTGTTGACCGCTACTGGCGGCATTTCAGCTACTACAGGTGGCAACAATCAAACTTTTAGTACAACTGGTAGTGCTACAATCAGTTTAAGTTCGGGCGGTATTGGTAGTATTGCCAACATGACCATTGGTAGTAGTAGCCCTCAATCGGGTGCATTTACATCTTTAAGTGCCAGCAGTGCTGTAACACTAACTGGCGGTGGTGCTGCAACAGCTTATAATACATCGGGTGCAGCGTTATTAGTAACAGGTGGTGCTGGTATTAGCGGTGCTTTGTATACAAACAGTACAGCACAATTTGCCAATACATTAACTGTAACTTCAGGCGGAGCAAGTATTACAGGAAGTGTATCATTACCAACTTCTAGCGGTACTACACTTACTGTAAGTTCAACAGCCCAAGGTTCAAATGCCAGTACTGGTAACGCATTGCAAGTTGCAGGTGGTGTAGGTATTCAAGGAACATTATATACTGTAGGTTTAACAGAAACATCTAGTATAGCATTTAAAGAAAATGTTATGCCAATTGGTAATGTATTAGATCGAGTAATGAACCTAGTTGGTGTCACTTATGATCGTAAAGAAGGTCGTAAAAACGAAGCTGGTTTAATTGCTGAAGAAGTTTATAAAGTTATTCCAGAAATTGTTAGCACTGACAAAGAAGGCAAACCTTACGGTATTCAATATACAAAATTATCAGTATATTTGTTAGAAGCTATTAAATCATTGAAACAAGAAATCAATGAATTAAAGGGATCAAAGTAACATGGCAAATTTGCAAAGCACTACGGCTACCTCGTTAACAATTAACAGTAACACAGTTTGGACCACAAATAATACAACTGGTCAAAACTCAGGTGTTAGTGCCGACTTGATTGGCGGTTATGACATAAGATATATTTCTTCGTGGAATAGTTTTAATAACGGTGTTTGGCAAAATATAAATAGTTTCAGTTTGGGCGGATCTACAAGTAACTGGTACCCTATGATTATCGATGGTGCTAGAAATGCTGACGGTACTAACGGTCTTGACATCAGACGTTTAAGTGTTCACCAAGATGGAAGTAGTTACGGTGCATTTTTTGGTACTATTCGTTATCGTGCAGGAACTACTAACTTCTGGGAAGTTACAGAAAACTGGGGTTCAGGAACTTACTATCCATTTTTAGCAAACGTACAATGTTCTACTACAGATACTAAGGTAGCTGTATGGTTGCGTGGCGGACTAAGTTATTACTATAGATTCCATAGTGCTGAATCTTTTACAGATAATAGTGCTACAGTTCCTAAGAGTTTTAGTGGCGGCACTGTTACCAGTGTTGCTAGTAGTAGTATTCCTAGTTCAAGTCATTATTATCAACATAATATATGTAGTCAAGGTTACAACTTAGGACAAAGCGGTTATGGTTGGGGAACAGTATGGAGTGTTAACACAATCAGTACTAGTTCTGACCTTAGATTAAAAGAAAGTTTTGACGTTAGTTTTGGTTTAGAATTTGTTATGTTACTAAAACCCAAGAGCTTTACTTGGAAAGCACATCCGCATTGGGATGAACCTGTAGTTAACAGCATTGATACAAGACGTCATCATGGATTTGTAGCTCAAGAAGTTAAAGAAGCAATGGATCAATTAGGCATAACAGAAGATGAATTTGGTGGGTTAGATACACGAAATCCAGATTTCTATTATGTTAGATATCAAGAATTTGTTCCAATTTGCACACAAGCTATACAAGAACAACTAGCAGATCTAGCCGATGCTGAAGCACGAGTAGCAAGATTGGAGGCAATGGTATAATGGCATCATTACAAAGTACAGCCGTAACAGGATCACTTACCGCAGGCGGATATGGTGTTTGGTATCATGGAAACGATGGCACTGGAACGGGTCTTAACGCAAACGATATTTGGGGATATGACCTAAGATACTTAGACGCAAATCGTCGATTAACTTACGTAGATTTAACAAGTGGTAGTACTGGTACATTTTATCCTATGACATTTGCTTCGGCAGGTGTTGCTCCTGCTAACAATACAAATTCCAATCAATGGGGTTCTGGTGTTAGCGCACTACATATTCGTCGTACAAACGTTCACCAAGAAGGTGGAGGTTACGGTAGTTTATTTGGACGCTTGCGTTATCGTTCTTCACAGTGGGGACATCATCAGTCTTTCTGGGAACTAACGGAAAACTGGGGCAATGGAAGCTATTACCCTTTTATAGCGGGAGCAGCACTACAAGGCGAAACAAGTTATGCTTGTATTTTCCTTAGAGGAGGTTTAAGTTATTGGTATAGATTTGATAGTCCAGACCAATGGGAAAATTCTTCAGTGGCAACAACAAAGCCATTTCCTAACTACAATAATACAACACTAACTGTAAGTTCAGTGACTACATCTAGTATTCCAAGCAATGCTAGATACTATGCACAAGGTGTTAGTGTCAAAAGCGGATACAATTTTGGGGATTCAAACTTTAGATGGAACGTAGTATATGCAACAGCAACTAATGCTAGCTCTGATGCAAGAATAAAAGAAAATATTGGAGTAGTATTAGGAACAGAATTTTTAAGTTTATTGAAACCTGTAAGTTATGTTCGAATAGGAGATGCTGATCAACGCAGAGCTCATGGGTTTGTAGCACAGGAAGTCAAAGAAGCTATGGATCAATTGGGTATTCCGCTGTTTGGCGGATATGATGATGCTAGTCCAGATAAGTTAGCATTGCGTTACAGTGAATTTATATCAACATTAATTAAAACTCTACAAGAAAAACGCGAAAGAGTTGTAGCTCTTACAGCTAAAATTACAGCATTAGAGGGTAAGGCATAATGGCATCGTTAAAATCAACTAATATAGCAACCAGTGCAACTGTTGGCGGCGGGGCAGTTTGGCACACAGGTAATCAAGGCAGTACAAGCGGAGCAGATACAGGTTTAAATGCTGGACAAATTTGGGGTTGGAATGACTACGAGTTTGACATTCCATCTAGGACCACTGCACTTACATTAGGTGGCAACACTAGTAACTATTATCCAATTATATTTGCACAAAATGCATGGGATGCTGGAAGTTATGGAACGCCTCTTATTATGGATATCCGTCGTACAGATGCTGACCAAACAGCTGACGGTGCAGGCACCGGTACATTCTTCATGAAGTTGAAGTACAGAGCAACTAACTGGGGATTCCATCAGAATCACTGGGAAATTTTAGAAAACTATGCCAGCCCAACCGCAACACAATATCCATTTGTTGCTAACGTAGCACAACCTGGAACCAGTGCCTGGCTGGGCGTATGGATGAAAGGCGGTTTGCACTATCACTTTGCGTTTGGTACGCAAGCAGCTGTATTTGATAGTAACTGCACTACGTCACGAAACAAAGGTGTAGGTAACGGATCTGGCAGTTATTTAAACGGTGATAGTTTCTGTTGGGAAAACCCAACACTAACTGGTGGTGGTGTAGGTTATCAAACTACATTAAGTGTTCCTAGTTATGCTACCTACTTCCAACAAGATTTGTGTTCAAAAGGTTATGACTTAGGACAAAGTAGTTTCCGTGCAAGTAACGTATATGTAACTAGTACTAGCATAAGTTCTGACGAAAGAGTTAAAGACAATTTCGGTGTTACATTTGGAACAGAATTTATAGAATTATTAAAACCAGTTAGCTATACATTTAAAGGCGACTGGGACGATGGTAAATTACACTATGGTCTACTAGCACAAGATGTTAAAGATGCTATGGATCAGTTAGGAATTACAGAAGACGAATTTGCTGGATACGATGGAAGAAATCCTGATATGTTAAGCCTGTTGTATGATGAATTCATTCCTATTATTGTAAAAACCATCCAAGAAGAAGAAAATATTATGACAAATTTAAAAACAAGAATATCAGCATTGGAGGCAAAACATGGCGGTGTATAATCTTATAAAATCTGCAGATTCAAGCAGTGTTACTATTTTAAATAACGGTATTGAAGTAAGTCTCTACACAGATGTTTTTGATACTGGCACAGATATTCATGGCTGGGGCGGCTGGAAAGGCTCTCCTGATCAAATCGCATTTGCATTATGCTATGATTATACTAAAGATTTAGAAAAATCCAAAGCAGCTTATCCTACCTTAGCTCAACTCATAATCAACGCGGCACCTTTTGAATTAAACATAAGTACTGGGTCTATAGATTTTGCACTTAGCCAGATTTAATCCCGTTAAGTGCTATCTAGCACTTAATTGAGGATTTTTTATGTCTGTGAAAATTGGTTGGTTTGTAAACAGTGAACCAGCATGGAACGAGTTGGTATATCAACAACCCGAACCGTTAGCATTGAATCAAGATCATTCTGCTCAATATGTTCGTTGTCCTGCTACAGCACATTATTGTAAAAATACGTTTATAATTAGATCAGGTTACGATCTACATCTACGTTTTGATAAAAATACCAAAACGATCAAATATATCGACGGCAGTCTCGATCCTAGTTATGTAAAAGAATTACTAGTTCAATTTCACCCCAACGAGTGGCGCAACCCGCACACTCCTATTTTTCAACTACATTTAGATAATGGATTTGTTGCAGACGAACCTGTCTGGATGGAAGTTTTTCCAGCATTTTATCAAGCTCCTAAGATTCCGGGACATATAATTCCAGGAACATTTGATATCTATAGTTGGCAACGTATGCTTAGTTATAGTTTTGAATGGATGAATCCTGACGAAGACTATCACATTAGTCGAGGTGATCCACTGTATAGTGTTAGATTCAGATCAAGGGATCCGGGAGATAGTTTTAAAATCGAAACAATTAAAATGGACGACCGATTAAAAAACGATATTGGAAAATGTCAAGGTGTTAAGTTTGCTTTAAAAAATTATAGCTGGCGCCTAATGGCCTTAAATAGAACACTACGCCCAAGGAGATACATTAAATGAATATGGAATTAATCGACATTTATCCTGTTAAAATTGCTACTTATGATCTAAAGCAATTATTAACAGTTGATGAATTTATTTCACTACAAGACGCAATTGAAAATACAAGTGCAGATACACACGAACGTTTGAAAAAACCACAAAGCCCGCCAGCAACAACTGACAGTACTTTGTTTTTAAATGAAAATCATTCTGCTCTTATGAAAGTTAAAAAAGATTTTCATGAAAGTTGTATTGCACTTCATGAAGCAAAGTTTCCAAATTTAGCTGGAAAGTTTCATGTTTACGATAGTATTTGTAAAGGTATTGTTATTAACTCAATGACAACAATGCAAGATACTATGAGCAACTATCCATGGCACTATACTGGAATTGCTGTTATTAGAGCTCCTGAAACTTTACCCGAAGGACAAGGGGATATTGTGTTTGTTGATCCACTACCTGTTAGTGAAAAAGGCGACCAACATGGTGTAATTGCAAAACGCGGCAATATGACTATATTTCCATCATGGTTGAAATATCGTTTTAGACCAATTGCGTATCAAGAAACTGAATACGATACTGTCATGATACTAGTTATGAATAGTTTTGTTGTTCATGAAAGATTAGAAGACTATGCAGCTAAAGAACGTGCGGCCTATAAAGGCGAACCAACAGAAGCTCCACTATTCCAATTAGGGCCAACAGGTGATCGCGGAGAAACTGAAATTGATATTAAACCTCCTACAGATAGTTCACTTCCATCTGAGGGGATAGATATTGGCCGTTTCTGATGAAACACATTGTAGTTGACAACATCGTACCTTTACCTTTGCAAGATCAATACGAATATGCTTGCCAAGGGTTTAGCTGGAATTATCTTATATCTACATATAAAGGTACAAATCCAGGTTCTAAGGAAACTGAAGAAATATACGATGTTGGCCAACTAGTTTACCCTATTCATTTTAGAGATTATACGACTAGCTTTTACTCTCAATTAGATCCGTTAATATCGGCTATATCAAAGATTAAACCTTTATATAAAGATTTGCTAAAAATAAAAGCCAATCTGTTGTGGAGAACTAGAGATTCCAATAACCGTTGGAATACACCACATACTGATATAGATAGTGTTGCCAATAAGGATGACATTTTTTGGTCATGTGTGTATTATGTAAATGACTCGGACGGTGATACTTGTTTATTTTACGAAAACGAAGTAGTACGAGTATCACCTAAAAAAGGCCGAGCTGTATTATTTCCTTCTAGTTTGTTACATGCAGGATCTAATCCTACTGTAAGCCAGCAACGTGTGGTCTTTAATATAGTATGGAAAACAACACATGATTAAAAAAATTGTTATTGTCGGAGGCGGAACAGCAGGCTGGATTGTAGCTAACTGTATGCAATCATTTACTTTAGACGATATGGAAATTAGTCTATTAGAAAGTGATAAATTACCTACAGTTGGAGTCGGTGAAGGAACTAGTAGCCACTTTTGGGCATTTTTAAATCGTTGGTGTCCTTGGTTAAATGAAGCAGAATTTATTCGAGAAACAAATGCTACATTTAAAATAGGCAGCAGATTCGAAGACTGGACACATCCAGGTAGTGTATATACAACTCCTAACGATAATATCGGACATCCTATGGAGTCTAATAACTATTGGCCTCCAGATTTTGATGCTATGCGAGCTTATGCTGTCTTGCACGGGTTATCAACAAACCCTAGTATTCAAAGTAAATTGATGGACACATTAAAAAGTCCTTATTTTTCAGGACAAAGCACTGGACATAGTTACCACTTTGACGCTGCCTTAGCACTAAAATATTTTCATAGTAAAGCAGAAGCTGCAAATATTAAAAGAATTATCGGAACAGTAGTAGATGCAGATGTAGAAGAATCTGGTCTAGTCAAATGTTTGAATTTAGATGATGGCAGAAAAGTCTATGCTGATATGTTTATCGACTGTACAGGCTTTTTAAGATTATTTCCTAAGATATTTAATATTAAATTTATTAGTTGGAAGGAACATATCCTCGTAGATCGCGCCATTAACTTTCCTATCCCAATTAAAGAAACTGAAAAAATACCTACACATACACTAAGCAAAGCCATGCCAAACGGTTGGCTATGGCGAGTACCTACTTTTACCAGATATGGATCTGGTTACATTTATAGTAGTGATCACATTACAACTGATCAAGCATTTGATACACTACAAAAAGACTTTGGTGCAGATAGATATCTACAAGAAATTAAGTTTGATACAGGATATTTAGAAAAAGGATGGGTCAATAATGTTTTATTCAGCGGATTGTGTGCTGGATTTGTTGAACCTATGGAAGCAACTAGCTTGCACAGTAGTATATGTAACCTATTAGTGTTCATGAAAGACTATTTTAGACCCGACATGGATTTACTTGATACAAATTTACATAAACGCTACAACGAAAATTACTGGAAACCCTATTGGGAAAGTGTACGAGATTGGATATTACTACACTACATGGGCGGAAGAGAAGATACTGAATTCTGGCGCACAGTGAAGAATATGAAATTGCCTGATAGTCTTGAAAGTAAAATGCAACTATGGAAATTTAGACTACCAAGAATTATTGAAACTAGCCACATGGATCAAGTGTGGCAACATACACTAGTATACGGTGTGTTAGACGGTTTAAAATTGTTAGACAAAAATCTAGCAAAAAAAGAATTAGCCTACTACGATTTAGAACATATAGGTAAAGAGATTTACGAAAAATATAATAATTTAGCAAATAAATTATATCTAGGAGCAAAGGATCACAGGAGACATTTAACTGAGATTAGAAACGGGGCCAGTACATGAAGAAATTTTTTATAGCAGGTGGTGGAACAGCAGGGTGGGTAGTAGCTAGTATGTTAGCTGCACTTTATAAAGGTTGTGATATTACTTTGGTAGAAAGTCAAGATATTGGCACTATTGGTGTTGGTGAAAGTACAACTCCTGCTATATTAGATTTTTTAAATCTCAGCGGAATTAATCTAATTGATTTTATAAATTATACCGACAGCACTATTAAAGTTGGAATTAATTTTGAAAATTGGACAGGCACTGATAACAAATATTTTCACGGTAATAGAGATTATCTACACAGCTTTGATCTTACTAAACAAAATGATTTCTGGGGAGTAAGTTACTTACACGATTTTTTAGAAGACGAACACAAGTACAGTAATTATGTAAGAGATAATCTAGTTCCTTTTAATCGTAAAGGATATCAAGTTGGCGCCCATGCTCTTCATATCAATGCCAACAAATTAGTAGAATATTTGCGTAAATTCTTACAAGGAAAAGTAACTGTAAAAGAAGGGTTGATTACAGAAGTTAAAAAAGACGAACAAGGAATCTCTAGTGTAAAATTAGAAAGCGGTGAGGTATTTTCTGCAGATGTTTATTTTGATTGTACTGGATTCAAGCGTGTAATACATCAACATGTCGATTCAAAATGGCATAGTCTTAAAGATTTGCTACCAGTAAATAGGGCTATCCCAAGTCCATTTGATTGGAACGATCCTATGAATACTACACACTCTAGTGCATTGTCATCTGGATGGGTATGGCAAGTTCCGTTAAGCAATCGTGTAGGTTCAGGATACGTATACAGTGAAGAGTTTAGCAAGGACCCAGAAGCAGAATTTGTAGAATATATTAAACAAAAATATAATCGAGTTGTAGAACCTACACGTACAATTAAATTCGAAGCAGGGTATGTAAAGAACCCTTGGTCAAAAAATGTGGTATGTGTCGGTTTAAGTAGCGGGTTTGTAGAACCATTAGAAAGCACAAGCATACACATGATGTTTCATCAGATTATGTGTTTTTCTCAACTATATGATGGCTTAATTAGTGCTAACATCAATAATGTTTACAATAGTTATATGATAGACATGTACGATGATACAGCTAGCTTTGTTAAAATGCACTATCTTGGCGGTAGAAATGATACTGAATTTTGGAAGTATATGCAGAATTCAAAAAATACTCCTAGGCTAGACAACTTATTATCTATATGGAATAATCATTTCCCAACAGCAGATCATATTGGACAAAATAAAGACCGTGTAGTCGGTTATAGATTGTTTGCATTACCTGCCTGGATACAAGTATTAGTTGGGATGAAAATTATTGACAAGTCTTTGATTAAAAAATATATCGATTTTAATCAAATACCTAAGAGTGAAGTAGTAGAAGAACAGTTAGTTACACAACGAGAGTTCTTAAAGGCTATACAAAATCGGGCCCAATAACCCAGCCAACTAAAGACTTTCTTACACCTTTAGTAACAGGAGTTACGCTATGAGGTAAGAACGAAGGGAAGAACACAATCTCATTTTGTTTTAATCTAACAATATTACCAGGATTGGAATCGTGAAATACTAAATTTCCACCTTCAAATTCACTAGGATCATTTAGTTGGATACTGAAAGATAACTTTCTGCATCTACCGTTTTCTCCTTTAAGAGTTGCATCGGTATGCATGTCGTAAAATCCTTGATCTTCCGAACGATATATAGAATACTGTAGTGTTTGAATATGTGTTAGTGCAAACTTATAATAGCCAGCATTAACTTCATTTACAGCATCGGATAATCTTTTATAGATGTTGTCAAATGTAGGAGTTTCTTCTAAGAATACGATATCTGTTCTGCGAAGTCGACTATTTCTAGATCCACCGTTTTCTTTTATCTTAGCAGAAATTATTTGCTCAGGATGTTGAGATATATAATTTTCTATAAAATTGTGTTGCTCTTGAGTAAAAATATCTCTTGATACAACACACCATGCATCTTTAGTTTTAGATGGATGTTCTAAAGCCCACATATCACTTATTGCCAAAAGATCCTGGTAGATTCTTTGGAATGTTTACACTAGTTCTAAAACTCATTAAGTTTTCGTCGATTATAAAACCAAGTTCTAGCTCAGTTTTTTCTTCCATAATTGTATATTGGTTAAATCTTAAAAAACTATTACCCCAGTGACGTTCAATCGAAGGACGATACAAATTTAAACGAGAGCCGTTAGATACTATATAAGGCTTGACCCATATACTATCGATTCTAGTAGATTTTTTGAATACGTTACGTTGTTCTAATATACCTTCGGGGTAATTGTAAAAATCCCAAGGACCAAAATTAAGCCAATCATTATGGTCGTCTGGTATTACATCCTCGACAATAGTTTGCCCAGTTTGCATTGCTTCTTCAAATGTAGAACCTAAAGAATGTATATAGTTTATAGAATCAACATTGTCGCTATCATAAAATTTAAATTCAAATCCAAAACTATCAGGTACTAGTTTACCATCAGGCTTGAGCCATTTTTTAACATCGTTTAATGTATGCAGACACATTTCGTCTAATAAAAATGGTCCAAAAATTTCATGAATAATTACATCTACCTGTTCAGGCAACTCTAGTGCCCAACTGGCAGATTCTATAATTTCAAGATTATCTAATTTTTCTTCGTCTTTTAATTTTTGCAATACTTGTACGGCTACTGGATTTGCTTCGACAGCATACACTTTACTAGCGCCTGCTCGGATAGCATACAAAGATAGTAAACCTAATCCTGCACCGATATCTAACACAACTTTTCCCTTGCAAGAATGTTTGATAGACTTTTCGTAGAATAAATTTCTAGTCTTATCTGTCATTAATCCTCGATACGAGCCAACACCTGTGTAATAGGCTTGTATTTGCCCCATTCTAAAATTTTGAAAATCTTCTAGTTGTTCTTTATTCATTTTAAGTCCACATTAAAAGCGATACATCTTCGTTCGCCGTCACCCTTGAAAGGATAAACTGTATGCATTATATATGCCGGAAATATGTACATATCCCCTACTCTTGGACAAATTGCTCTTGGGCCAAGATTTTGTAAACTAGGAACATGAAAATTGCCAAATATAAAATGCAAACAACCATCCAAGCCGTTATTACCATTTTTTTGTATAGTGTTGTATGAGTCTTGAATTTGTTTTGGAACTTTAAGATATAAAATACCACTGAGTAATGCATCGTGTGTATGTACTGGATTATAGTCACCGGCATATTGACTAACAATCCAAGATTTTCTAACTTCTAAATGCCTAGCTTCTATGTTTCTAAAAAATGGATCATAACTAGATTTTAAATAATCCACAACATATGGTAGTACATCAAACGATTCTGAAAACTCAAATTCTCGTTGTTCGCCTTCTTGTATTAGCCCAGCTAAAATAGGGCTCATGTCTGCACCTGTTTTAAGGTATTCGTCAGACTCTTTTAATAAACTATCTATTTCAGTTTGTTTTAATTTGGCCTTTAAAATATCTAAGGACCAAAGTTTACTAATCTCAGCAAATCTAGCCATTTAATAATTCCTTTTTAATTAATTGCTTTAAGGACGAACGCATAGTATTGAAACTAATTGTAATTCTTTCTTTAGTTTTGTTTCTTTCTGTATAATGTAATAACCAGCTAGGAAATAATACTAGCATTCCGGGCTGACATGGAAATTCTATTTGTCCAGCGCCGTATGTTGTTTCTTTAGCTAGTATGTCGTTCATTTTAAAAGGGCGAAGCGGAGTTTCAAAAAACAAACTACAACTACCAGATTCTGCATATGGGTAAAATGCTCCGCTTATAACACTACCTTCATGTCTGTGAGGAGTTACTTTACCATCTTGTCCAATGATATTAAACCAACTATCAGTGACCACACAAGTCTCTAACCCAGTTTTATCAGTATAAGTATCTAGGGCAATTTGTACGTCTGTAAAAAAATCAGATAATTCAGGAACATTTTTTAAATTCTGGTCAGCACCGCCGTAACTAGATTGGCCGTTTACGACTAATACATGCTCACGAGTATTCATAGACCGTATTGTATTAACTAGTGTTGAATTGGTATGTTTGGTAAAATCAAAACCTATAACAATAGTTGGAAATAATTCGTAAACTTTATGATTTATTTTCTTTTCCATACTGTATTCAATGTTAACCTATATTGATCGGCTTCTAATGGCGGTTGTGTACCTACATGCGGAATAATACTATCAAACATAGCAACTCTTCCGGGAACAAAATCCGATACAAATTCAATATCAGATAAATCATTAGTTCTCCATACTGTGGGACAGTGCCAGTTTACATTCCAAGAGACATTTAAATAATAAAGAACACTAACAAAGCCTTCAGTTCTTGAATCGCTATGATAGCGAAGTCGATCAATTGGTGTTGCTAAATTCATCCATGACCTGCTAAACTCGTAGTCTTTTAGCTGATCAGTAACGACTTTCATACCGGGTAAACTAAACAATCCAAATGATTTTAAACTTTCTTCGGTCCATAGAGATTTAATTAAAAAACTGGCTTTTTGATCTGTTAGTAGTGTATCAAAACCGGTCGAAATCATAAACGGAATTTGTCTTATTTGCTCAAACAAACTGCAACGTTCGTGATAACTTAATAAATTATCATAAAGTTTAATGCTATGTCCAGATTGTGTAGTATGTTCTTTCATATAAAATTAAAAGCAATTGATATTCTAGCATCATTTTTATCAGTTGTCAAGTTCTGTCCTACACTATGACGAACCCAACTAGGAAATATTACCAATTTTGATTCTTCTGGCTCTAGCATCAATGCCTGAGCGGTATATTCATTTTCTTGTTCAAAAAATTGGAGGAAAAATTCACTATCGTCTTGTCTTTCTAAAATAAGATCACCACAATTTACAGGACATTTTACATAATAGGTACAACTAAAAAATGACAAAGTATGATTGTGAGATATATTATAATTGTTTCGATTGTTTACATTGAACCAATAATTAGATAACTTAGGAATCCTGCTATTTCCAAATTTTTCATATATAACTTTTAATCTGCCTTGTATTTCAGCAATTAGTTTTTCGGTAACAGGTCCAACAGGTTTAGATAACGGGCGACTTTGCCACCCTCCATTATTGCTTACTTGTATAGGTGTATTTTTTTCAGAATAAATTTTTCTGCATTCTTCAATCAACTGAGCATTGTCTATATTTGTAATATAGTCTTCGTATATTTCTGTTGGGAATAAAAATGCACTTTTCATCGTAATATACTATCAATAAATTTTCTATGATCTACAGCCCTAGTGAGATCTTGTGCCCTACGCTGTCTAATAGAGTAGGATTCTTGCCTAGCACGTTCTAATAAATTTCTTTGTGTTAATATTTTCTTTATTTTATCTCTATTGCATTTTTTAAGACCTACTGCAACTCTTGTAAAATTTCCAAAACTAAACATTACACCTAAACTATCATAAAATGTTAAAAAATCCATTTGAGCTTTTTCATCTAGATCTGCAACTATGCTTGGAGTATTATTGGTCATATAACGCCAAAACTCGCTATCTGTTCTCTTTGTAGTATAACAGAATCTCAAATACAAGTATACATTTTCATAAAATTCTTGCATAATTTTATTGTAATTAATTCTATCTAAACTACAATAACCTAAACTGTTTAAATGTACAAACTGCCTAACTTGCTCAACTGTGTGATGTATGTTTGTTGCTTCTAATGGTTCTGTGAATCCGCTTGCTAGTCCAACAGCAATACAATTTCCAACCCATTGATCCTTCCAGTATCCGCTTTTAAAAGATAGTACACGGCTAGTGTTGGTTAAATCTTTTTGATAAGTTTGTTTAGTCCACTGAGAAAATTTACTAAATGCTTCATCGTCGGATGTAAATTCGCTAGAATACAAATAACCTGCTCCCCAACGATTGCTTAACGGTACTTGTAGTATCCACCCATCTGCGCTTGCTTCTGACGTTGTATAAGGAGGTTGTTTTGTAAATTCATATTCAACTGGATTAGGAATACAGCGGTCGATTGGCAACCAATCACTTTTGTCAACCCACTCTGTATTCATGTGTTTCATCAGTACAGTTTGAAATCCGCTAGCATCTATATAAAAATCAGCTGATAATTTACGCCCGTCATTTAGTACTATATGATCTATATTTTCATTATTCTTTACTACTGAGTCTACAACACCGTCTGTAATAGTTAATTCATTTCGAAATTTATTTTCAATATAACGACTAAACAATACAGCATCTATATGTAGTGCTTGTCCTGCATTTGGATCTCCAGGAATTAATCCATTGTCCATATATGCGGCATTATACGAAGTATCTGAATCATACTGGTTGTGTGCAATGTCATAAGCAGCTACTAAATTGTAGTAACTGTCTTGATACTGGCTAAAATTATGATAATAATGTTTACCATCATTTAACCAATTTTTAAATTTAAGTCCTAATTTAACAGTGGCATTAACATTTTTAATTAGTTCTTCTCTTGTAATTCCTACAAGATCTAAATATTCATAAATTACAGGAGTAAGACTTTCCCCAACACCAATTCCAGGTTTGCTGTGGTCATATACTAGTGTAACATCTACATTAGATTTCCAATATTTTTTAATATAAGTGGCGGCCATAATACCTGCGGTACCCCCACCTACAACTAAAATTTTATAAGTCATTTAGTTAAAGCAAACCACGAAGACAATATATACTTGGTGTCTTTAAGTGGAGGATTGCCCCTGTGTGTATGCGTAAACGAACTAGGAAATATAACAACAGTCCCTTGACGAGGAGGAATTCTCACACTTTGATGAATGAATTCTGTTTCGCCACCGTCATTGATGTCGTTCAAATAGATAATAATACTTAAAAGTCGATTGGCTTCTTGTATACTGTTTTGTTCATGATGCCACATATGATAACCTTGACCAGGTTTTGTACGCTGTATCTTAAATGGCAATATTTGTAAATTTTTAGCAAGATGACTAACACCATTTACCGTGTCTGCATACATGGCAATACATTTAGTTACCGCTTGTATTGCAGGACCAGCTAACTGTCCATTAGTCAACATTCGATTAGTGTCTAGTTCTTCTCCTAGATAGTATTGTTGATCGTCCTTGGCACTGATAGGAACTTGGTCTACTTCTTGTCTGTTAATAGTTAAATCGTAACCATTTAAATATTCAAAGTAAGAACAAACTTTATTACAATACTCTTTTGATAGCTCATTAGGAAAAACTCCAATTAAATTTTCTATAGTCGATGTCATTCGTTATCCTCGTAATGCGAACTAACGCTATTTTTTCCAAGATTACGAACATTAAAATTATAAGCAACACTGATTCGTTCGTCGTCAGTTAAATTATTAGGCGTAGTACCATGTATTGTACTACTTCTAAACACAATACACAACCCCTCTTCCGGATCTATGCAAGTTTGGGTACTATTATCCACAGTTGGCCCAGCATGATCCGGATCAATTGAATGCATTTGAGGGCATGGATGCATAAACATCAGTTGTCCACTACCTTTTGGTGCTCGGGGATAGTATACAGCACTGATGAAACTGTTTGAATGGCCATGTGGAGGATGAGTAGTAGCTGTGGCTGTACTAATGTTGGCCCAACTATCCGCAATATACAGCTCATTAAACTCTATATCGTATCCACATTCTTTTACAAAATCAAATACAGCACTTTTTACAAAATAATTTACTTTTTCAAATTCTTTAAATTTATGAACACCTGTTTTAGTTTGAAAAAAGTTAGAGCTACTAGTTAATAATTTGTCTTTGACAACTTCTTTAACATCAGCATGTATGGAAAAATCTAGATTATTATAAAACCCTACGGTAGTAGGGAACATACGAACAATTTCTTTCATATCAACTCCACTAAGTCGAATACAGTTTGAAGTTTTGTACGTATTGTTTTGCTCGAAAAGCTATTACGCAGACCTTGGTGTAAGGGTTTAGGCGCACGGTCGATAGTTGCCCATGCCCAAGCAATGTGTTCATCACTTAGTTCAGGAACAAATTCTTTTTCTATAACACAGAGATAGGTATGAAAGTTAAACACTTTATCATTTGATACAAATGTTTCTAACGGAATTGTTTTTAAGATTTTTGGTATTGTACCAATTTCCTCAGCAATTTCTCGTTGTAAGCCCTGCCATGGAGTTTCGCCAGTGATATTAGTACCACCAACTAAACCCCAAGTTCCTTCATGCTTGCCATGTGCTTTTTGTAACAGTAAGAATCTTCGTGTAGATTTGGCGTAGAACAATGCTCCGCTACAAACTATCGATTCTTTTACAAGACTAGACTCCATTGACCTGATGTATATACACCCTCAAAACTCTTTGCCCAGGAAACTCCGTTCCACAGGTATTGTACTCCAGTGTATATATTCGTTTGCCACACTAAGGTGTCTTTGTCTTGGTTTGCGTGGAAAACTACAGTCCATGTTTCCCCTGTCCACTCGATGATGTCGTTTACTTCTGCTACGAAATCATGTCCATAGATGTCCTGCCATGCACTAGCACCTTTGCCTGGTGCATTGTGTGTACTACCTATTTCGTCAATTATCAAGTATCGTGTGCCCACAGCAATAGGCTGATCTGTATCTTGTTTTTGAGGACGTTTTGGATTAAATGATTGTGGATTTATAATAGCATCAAATGTGCCAGGACTATTAGGTCTATAGCAATGTGATAAATCGTAACCTAATTCGTGATCTAGTAAACCCGCACTATCAATTCCTGTGTTAGATGTAAGTGTATCAGGATTCCATTGAACATGCATGATTGTATAGTTCAACGGATCGATAGCCACAGTACCTACAATTTGACTACCATTTGCTTGTGTTAAAAATAGTCTACTTGAACCTGCAACATATTTTCCAGGGTATTGTTGCATAATGGCCATCCAGTCTACTGGTGTGCCTTGACGTTCTGGAATATCTAATGTAGGCTCCAATGGAACTGTACTTTCGTGTGGCTCTAATAAAATAGCTTGATTGTTGTATACTTCTAATTTATAACCAGTAATACTGATAGTCAATTCGTCAAATTGATTTTGAAAAGTTGTAGTCGATCCTAATGGGTCGCTTGATGAACCTAACCCTTCAATATAAGTTCCGCTATTAACAGCAGAACCATGCATGTTATTAATAATTTTTGTAATAACACCCAAATGTTTGACCTTAACTGGCGGATTAATCCATATAGGAGTATCTAGTGTTATGGTAGCAATGTCAATTGGTGTGTCATTGCCTACAGGAACTGTTCGACTATCCCAGTTAATATCATTTAAGTTTAATACAGTTAAACTGGTCCAGTCAATATAATTGTCTGTAGTTTGTAGTTCTAGACTAGGATTGAACAAGACTAAAATCTGTTCAAGTATTTGTAATTTTTGATCTGTATTGGCACTCCAAATATCGCACTTCATAGTAAGTTTGAATGGTGTTGGCATCAAACGTTCAATGGTATAATTTTTACCTTGTTCAGGCAAGTATTTGTTAGTGCGAGGATCTATAGCACGTTCGCGAATATTAACTGTATCTACAAAAGTTTGATCAGCTAGTCTATCTCGATCCAATGCTAGAGCTGTAACATAGATACTGATACGTGGAACAGAGTTTACAATATTTTCACTGTTTTGTCTAATAATGCTAGCTACTTGACGTTCAGCATCTCCATACATTACAGGTATACGATGTAAACTACCGTCACCGTATTTTACCACAAAATTACTAAACGCACGAATAGTCTGCGTAATATATCGTCTGATTTGCGCATCGTAGAAGAATTGTATAATAGTACAACGGCGTTAAACCGAAGCCTCCTTGTTTATATAGATGTGCATTATAAATCCGCCTTTGGTCTAAGCACTTTGCTGATGCTTTGTCTTTGTTCTTCTCTATCGTTGTATAAGGTAATAGTCCATTGTCCAGCGTAAGGAATTGTCTGTTGTTCACCGCCAATTACAGGTAAATTAATTCTTAACAACAATGGACTTGATGGAGTTTTTCTATAAGTTGTAATTAAGTTTGGATAATCACTGACAGCATAATCAATTAGTATGTTGTCTAGTTTTAAAACTACATAAATTCCCACTGGAGCAGATGGTAAAGTTGTACTGATAAGACTAACTCCTGCATCAATTTGATCTTGTGTAAATGTTGCAAATGTTGTGGCAATTGCATCTGAATAAGTCCAAAGATTATTGTTGATAAATCCAGTTTTAAGTGTGCTACGAGTATCAGTTTGTGTCATAGTCATGCGTACACTATCTTCTACAGCTACCCATCCGCCTGTGCCAGAATCAAATCTAAACAATCTGTTAGGTAAGAAATCTACACGCAAGAAAAAGTCATTGTTAGCTGGCGCCGCTGGAAAATTAACACCAAATCCAAACGCATATCCGTTAACTGGAAAACCATCTCCAACCAAGTATCCTGTATAACCTGTACGCAATGGTACACCGTACGTACCACTGGCAAGTTGTCCTGCATTGCTAGCATTGACAGTTTCATCATCTGCGGCCTGTAGTGTAGTTTGCCCGCCAGTAGCACTGGCCGCAAGAGTATAAAATTGACGAGTTTCATAACCACTCTTAGGAGCATCTGCTTCAGCTTGGGCAACAACTTGATTGTTAATTTCAATTTCTTTATTATATGTACTGAGCAAATCTTTAAGAGTAGTTCCTGCAACTGGATCTCCATTGGCATCCAAGGCTTGCTGATTAAAGATTTGTGCAAATTGCTGACTATCTGTAATTCGTTTAAGTTTTAATCTGTACAAATGTGGATACCAAGTTACGCTAAATCCTTCGCTAGCACGGCCTACATCTTCGATTACATAATAACGTGGTAAACTAAAGTCAAAATCGTTAAGAGCAAAATCGTCACGCAAATGCGGAAGTTCTATAACGTCCCCACTGATAGGTTTGCGCCCAATATACTTGATAAAATCGTTAATGTGTATGGTCATGTACAGGGTATCGTTGTCAATAAACAGGCCAAATTGGCTCAAATTAAAATCAATATTTTGTACATTATAAAGCCCGCGAATTCTGTAGATTTCCGAGTCGTATTTTCTGTCACGATTTTCTAAAAATAGCAAATCTTGTATGTTTGTTACTGCTGTATTAGCATAATTAGGCTGATCAGCTGTAGCATTAGCTGGGTCTGTACCAGCACCTAAGTATTTGTGCAGATAGACATCGGTTCCGCCAGCTTGAAACATCTCGCTGGCTTGGCGGTCAATGAACTTGTAGTCATTGCCCTTTTCTGGTTTATAAAGTGATAAGCGTGGCATAATGATATTTATCGAAGCTAAATATGTATGAGGAACTAATTATGGACGATTTCGCACCTACAACGCTATCCGACCCAACAGCTGAAAGAAATAAGGTATTTGACTATGTCAAACTAATGCTAGGCGACGGCATGGTTGAGGTGGAATTAGACCCAGCACACTATGAAGCAGCACTGGATAGAGCACTAAATCGCTATAGACAAAAAAGCCCAAATGCTGTGGAAGAAAGCTATTTGTTTATAGAACTAATTCAGGATACAAATGAATATAAATTGCCCGACGAAGTTATTGAAGTTCGTCAGGTATTTCGTCGTGCTATCGGTTCAAGAAGTGGTATGGGTGCAGGTGGAACATTGTTCGAACCATTCAACTTGGCGTACACAAACACTTACTTGATGAGTGGTAGCATGATGGGCGGACTAGCAACTTATGAAGCATTTGCTGGTTATCAAAAACTAGTTGGACGTATGTTTGGTAGTTATATTGAATTTAAATGGAAACCAACTAGCCATTTACTAACAATTCTACAACGTCCGTTTGCACAAGGCGAACAGATTCTTGTACAAAGTTATAATTTCCGTCCAGACTGGGTCTTGTTACAAGATGTATATGCCAAGCAATGGTTGAAAGACTATACCTTGGCTGTTTGTAAACAGATGTTAGGTGAAGCACGTAGCAAGTTTGCCAGTATTGCTGGCCCAGGAAGTCCAATTCAGATGAATGGATCTGATTTGAAATCAAGTGCCAAAGAAGATTTTGACCGTCTAGACAAAGAGCTAGACACTTATGTAGCAGGCGGAAGCGGCTACTATTTTGTACTAGGATAATTGTATGTCAATTAAAATTACAGATCTGCCATCAGAATCCACGCTATCTGGCGCCACTATAATCTATGTAGTAGATCCAGCAGGACCAACTAGCTATCAAAGTACGCTATCCAACGTTGCTACTTACATGAAAGGAGCATTGGCCACTACGATGGTACATGCTTTTGTTGTAGATGCTAGTGGAAATTTGCAATACACACAAATAACTGATTCAAATGTACAACTACAGTCTGGCGGTTCAGATTTATATGCCACAGTAGATGTCGGAACAAACCAATATAGCTATAGCATTGACGCCAGCGGCAATTTGATTGCCACGTATAGTTATTGATAAATATTAGAAATTGGAAAAACTATGAGTATAACCACTGTAAACTTAGGAAAAATTAGATTAAACTGGCGTGGCAATTGGGCAACCACCACAGCTTATAGCATAAACGATGCTGTATATTACGGCGGCAACAGTTATGTTTGTGTAACAGCCAATACATCCAGTTCTTGGTCCACTGATCTTTCATCAGGTTTTTGGCAAATCATGGCCAGCGGAGCAACAGCCAATACAACAGCTGGTGATATAACTTACTATGGCGGAAGTGGCAATACCAATTTGCCTATCGGTAGTTATGGCCAAGTACTAACAGTTGGTTCCAGTGGATATCCTATTTGGCAAAGTCCAGTTATCGAAGGCGATGTATTTTATGTTAGTATCAACGGTAATGACAGCAACAACGGCACTAGTTTAAACCAAGCATTTAAAACATTAAAATATGCCTGTAGTCAAGTTACAGGACCAGCAACAATTTATGTTAAGACTGGTACATATTACGAAACTTTACCTATCACAGTGCCTGCAAACGTTTCTATCGTTGGCGACAGTATGCGTGATACTGTTATTGCAGCATTAACAGGAACTGCTAGTACAAATTATGTCAGCGGTGGTAATACAACCACTCTAGTTGTTTCGTCTACCAGCGGTATTTTAGCAGGCATGACTGTGACCGGTACAGGTTATTCAAGCGGGCAAAAAGTTGTCAGTGTAACTAACAGTACAACATTGGTAATGAGTGCAGTATCGAATTCAACACCAAGTGGCACATTAACATTCACATATCTAAGTACAGATGCTAGTCCAGTAGTTAATAATTTAAGTACCATGTTCTATCTAAGTGACCAAACTTTACTACAAGGTTTGTTACTAACTGGTATGACTGGTTTTGCTATCAACGGAAGTTATCCAACTGATATTACCCGTGCTACAATTGGCGGTGTTTATTTAAGATTAAATCCTAGCTCAGTAATTACAAAAAGTCCATATGTAAAAGACTGTACTGCAAAGAGTACAGGTGGTGTTGGTGCTATTGTAGACGGAAGCGTTCAAGCAAGCGGCAACAAGAGTATGGTGTTCTGGGCCTACAACATGGTGCTTGACGGCGGTGTAGGTTTATGGTGTGCAAATGGCGGTAAAGCAGAAGCTGTATCAGTGTTCACGTACTATTGCTACATGGGCTATACAGCCAGCGGTGGTGGTCTGATCCGTAGTATTGCAGGTAATAACAGTTATGGTACATATGGTGCTGTTAGTTTAGGTTATCTAAGTACAGAAACAGCAATTACTGGTACAGTATACGGCGGTATGTTAACCTATAACACCGCACTATCAACCGGTACATTCACACAAGGTGAAACAATTACACAAGCAACTAGTGGCGCTACTGGTGTAGTTACTAGTGTGCAAACTGGTTACTTGTACTATAAAGCTACCAGCGGAACATTCAATACAACCAACTTAGTAACAGGTGGTTCTAGCGGAGCAACTTTAACTCCAACAGTAGTAGGCGGACAATCAAATTATGTATTAGTATTGAGTGGAGTAAGCGGAACTATTAGTGCAGGTGCAAGTTTGCAATTTGCATCAGGCGATACTAGTGCTTATGTTGTCAGTGCTGTAAGTACAGCTACAGTTAACAGTACAGCGGTTACTATTTTAACTCTAGCACAACAAAAAACCGTGGCTAGTAATGATGGTGTTGGAGTTCAAGTTCGTTATAACTTTAGTTTGATTAGATTACAGTCGCATGACTTCTTGCAAATTGGTACTGGCGGTATTGCTACGACAAACTATCCAGGGACACCAACACAAGGTCCTACTCCAGCTAACCAAATTAACTACACATTCCCAGGTCGTGTTTATTATGTGTCAACAGACGAACTTGGTAACTTTTATGTAGGTAACTATTTCAGCGTTAACCAAGCAACTGGTGCAGCTACATTGAATGCTAGTGCGTTCAACTTGAGCGGTTTGACCAGCTTGCGACTAGGTTCAATTGGCGCACAACTTGGCGCACAGATTAACGAATTCTCAACAGACGGGACATTAAGTCAAAACTCAGACGTTAAAGTTCCAACACAACATGCGGTTACAACTTACTTAGGTGCCGCGTATCAAAACATTAGTCCTGCTGTAGATACAGTAGTGACCACAGCAACAGCAAGTAGTGGAGCAAATATTACAGTCGGAACAACAACTGGTATGGTTGTTAACATGACTGTAGTGTTTGGTGCTAACTTAGGTAGTTTGACAGCACAAACTGTATACTATCTATTATCAGCCAGCGGCACAACAATCACTGTTAGTCTTGCACCAGGCGGCGCAGCTGTTACAGTTGGAACAACAACTGGACAAAACGTTGCCGTAAACACTGGTTATAGTTTAGGTGTTGCAAGTAGACGTTGGAGTCACTTGTACGTGGGTCCAGGATCAATTACACTAGGATCTATTACAATTAGCGATGTCAGTGGTACACTACAAGTTACCAGCTCTGGTAGCAATGCCAATGCAAATATTAACAGTATTCAAAATGGTACTAGTAATGTCACTGTAGCTAACAACGGTACTGTGACAATTGCTTCAGCAGGTACCACAGCAATTACAGCTACAGCAGTCAGTACAACAGTCAACAACAATTTGATTGTAAGCGGAACACTAACTGTTAGCGGTGCTACTGACTATGTTGGAGCTACTAATACAGTTTATACTGACAATTTGATTGAACTACATGCACCATCAGGTGGTGTAGGTGGCACATGGGCTACCAATGACGGTAAAGACATTGGTTTACGTATGCACTATTATGCTAACAGTGCTGATCAAAATGCTGCATTGGTATTGGCCAATGACAGTGGTTATTTGGAATGGTACAACACTGGTACAGAAAACGTTAGTGGCGACTTTGTATCAGCCTCATATGGTACTATCAAGGCCGCCTCATTTTTAGCAACAACTAGTGTGGACAGCAGTAGCACATCATTTAATCTTGTAAACACCACAGCTACAACGTTAAACATTGGCGGAGCGGCAACTACAATCGGTATTGGTGCTAGCACTGGTACAACCACCGTCAATAATCAATTGACTACTAACAATGCTGTAGTGAACACTTTGCTAAAAACTGGTTCAACCATTGGCTATACTGATACTGGTATATTGGCCACTTTTGCCAACAGCACAGCTGGATACAACCAGATTATTTTACAAAATACCAGCAACAACTCTAGTGCAAGCACAAACTTTAACGTAAGTAATAATTTAGGATCTGCCACAACCAACTACGGTGAGTTTGGTATGAACTCTAGTACGTTTACTGGATCTGGCGCATTTAATACAGCAGGCAATGTGTATCTAGCCGCGGCTAGTACTGATTTGGCCATAGGCACATATGGTTCAAATGCTATACACTTTGTTGTGAATAGCGGCGCAACGGATGCTGCAACTATTTCAAGCAGTGGTGTATTTTCAACCACTAGTCCATCGTTTACAACCAGCGTAACCACAACTAGTACAACATTTGGTATGTACAATGCCAACGCTACAACAATCAATTTTGGCCAAGCTGCAACCACAATGAATATTGGAGCACCAGGTACTACTGTGTACATTGGGCAAAATACTGGTAACTCAATATTGAGTATACTGGGCAATACATCTAGTGGAACAGCAGCCATTACTACCAATGTTACATCTGGCACATTGAACATAGGTGCAGGTGTCACAGGAACAGTTGTAATTGGCGCTACAGGATCAAACATTTATTTAGGCGGCACAACAACTAGCGATACAACTTACGCATACGTGGGTAATAACAAAGTAGCCACTATGGGTCGCAGTATTGCAATGTCCATGGTATTCGGTGGATAAATATACAAAAGGATTAGAAAATGACAGCTCCAAATATAGTAAACGTACAATCAATTACAGGAACAACCAGTACTGTAGCGTTGAGTACTACTAGTATTACTAGTTTAGTAAGTAACGCAGCCAGCAGTAACCAAGTGTTAAAGATTAATAATGTTATTGTTTCCAACACAAACGGTACAAACGCTTGTAACTTTACATTGAGTTATTGTAGTGCGGCCAGTGCAGGCGGTACAGCAAGCCCAATGGCTAGCACCGTTAGTATTCCAGCTAACGCTTCGTTAATTGCATTAGACAAAAGCACACAAATTTACTTGCCAGAAAATACCAGTTTAGGTGTTACAGCAGGTACAGCCAGCGTCTTAACGGTAACAGTCAGCTACGAAATAATTAGCTAAGGAGCTCCTTAAAATGGCAAACCGTTTTATAGGTGGCGTCTTAACTAGCCAAAAACAACCTACCACAGGCTTTGTCAGTCGTGCCAGCACAGGCACATATTTTAACAGTAGTGGTGTATTAACCACAGCTGCTATTAATCAACCTCGCTTAAATTACTCTTATGTGAACGGTTCTTGGACTCAACCGACAGTATTGATTGAACCAGCAAGTACTAATATTGTTACCGGTAGTTCAGATTTTTCAAATGTTACTTACTGGTCAACAAATAACTCTACTATAGCGACAGCCGCTGCTGTCGCCCCTGACGGTACTACTACCGCTTGTAAAATTCAAGAAACTACTGCAAATACTCTGCACGGTGTTGAAAACCAATTGGGTTCAACCAATGGTTTAGCATACACACTTAGTATTTTTGCAAAAGCCGCAGAGCGTAGTTGGCTCATTATTGATAATACGCACCAAGGCGTTGCTAATTATAGAAATTATTTTAACTTATCAACTGGTGCTACTGGAACAATAGCAGGTGGAAATAGTCAATTAAGTATGGTGCCTGTTGGGAACGGATGGTATCGCTGTAGTGTAACTCGACCAGCAGGAACATACGGAACTCATCGGGTTTGTATATACACTACTACTGGAGATGCTACTCCAACATACACAGGAACATCGGGGTCAGGGATTTATATTTGGGGGTGTCAGTTAGAGTATCAATTAGGGACAACAAGTTTTATTCCTGTAACCAGTGTTGCAATTACTCGCGCACAAGACGATGTAGGTCCAATATCTGGCGGAATATATAGATTAGAAGAATTACAAAATCAAAGTAGTATAGATGATCAATATACTATACAAAGTTTTGTTAACCTAGGATCAAATTACAACTGGACTTGTCCACAAGATGTTACTAGTGTAGAAGTTCTAGTTGTAGGTGGTGGCGGATCTGGTGCAGATAATGGAGCGGGAGGAGGTGCTGGTGGTGTTGTATATAATTCAAACTATCCAGTTATTCCAGGAAATACTTATACCGTTGTAGTTGGATCAGGTGGATCCGGTTCTACAGCAGGATCAAACGTTAACGGTACTAGTGGCCAATATAGCCAATTTGGAACATTAGTTGCAAACGGCGGAGGGTTTGGAGGTTCTGGCGGAACCCCTGCCCAAGGTGCCGCCGGTGGATCAGGTGGAGGCAGTGCTGCATTATTGGCCTCAACAACATTAAATGGCGGTCCAGGAACTGCTGGACAAGGGTTTAGTGGTGGCCAAAGTTACGGCGGAACAAGTCCTTATCCTGCAGGTGGTGGTGGCGGTGCCGGAGGCAACGGCGGCAATGCATCTGGAAATGCACAAAATGCATTTAACCTTGGCGGTCAAGGTGGAGTTGGATTATACTTTCCGCAATTTAGTGCATACGGAGCAAGCGGATATTTTGGTGGCGGTGGCGGTGGCGGTGGCAATATTGTTGTTACACCATACGGCGTTGGTGGGTTAGGAGGCGGTGGCTCAGCTGGTACTGGGACCGTTTCTGCAAAATCTGGCGCAACAAATACAGGCGGAGGTGGTGGTGGAGGTGTTGGATTAACCGGCGGCGGAGCTGGCGGATCTGGTGTAGTATTAGTTAGATACAAAAGAACAAATACACAATTATCAGCCGTAAGCAACGAATCTTTAATAAGTCAAAAATTCATAACATCTAATTATTGGACATGCCCACCAGGTGTTACACAAGTAGAAGCACTTGTAGTAGCCGGTGGCGGTGGCGGTGGTGGAACTAACGGTGGTGGTGGATCAGGAGGTGGCGCTGGCGGCTTAATTTATAATTCATCAGTGTCAGTTACTCCAGGAACAACATATCAACTTATTGTTGGCAATGGTGGCCCTGGAGGTTCTTTAGGCATTGGATATAACGGTTATGCTAGTGCATTAGCCAGCGGAACAGAATACAACACAAATTATTCATTCAGTGCAACTACAGGGTGGAGTGCTCAATCAAGCGCAACAGTAGGACTATTTACAGGAAACGGCCCTAACGGAGGCGGAAGTGTAGTGTTAACTTCTACTGGCGGTAGTAATGTCTATTCAACGTTTCTTGTCTCGGGATTAACAAATGGTACACAATATGTTGTTAGTTTCTGGGCTAAAGGAAGTTCAAATTTCAGCACAGGAACTATTTCATTTACAGACAACGCATACAATAGTGGAAACACGTTAGCAACAGCTACAAGCATTCCATCTTTAAGTTTAACCTGGTCTCAGTATAGTTTTATTTTTACAGCCAACTCATCTAACCAAATATATGTTTCATTTTTTACCGGCGGCACAAGTACAAATTACATGTATGTTAGCCAATTAAGTGTTCGTGCAACTATTATAGGTACAATCGGCGGAGGTGGCGGAGCACAATTTGGAGGAACTGGAAATTCTGGTGGATCCGGCGGAGGAGGCACTGGTGGAGTAGGTTCTGGAACATCCGGTCAAGGTAACAGTGGTGGTTTAGGTTATAACTGGAGTGTAACTAATGGCAATGGCGGTGGTGGCGGCGCAGGCCAAGCAGGTCCGCAAGGCGGAACCAAAGATCAAATGCAAAGTGGCTGTGGTGGTAATGGTCTATCATTCACAATAACAGGAAATTTAGAATTCTATGCAGGCGGCGGCGGTGGGGGAACTTATGCCGCTACTAGTAACAGTTATGGAAGTACGCCTGGCGTAGGCGGAGCCGGCGGCGGCGGCAATGGTTCATTTAGCGGAGTTGCAGCTCAGCCAGGCGCACCAAATACCGGAGGCGGTGGCGGTGGTTGCGGTGGTAATGGAGTTACTGTTGGAGCCGCTGGAGGAAGTGGTGTCATTGTGCTAAGATATCGTGTGCCAACCTATGCTGTATTCCAAGATTCAGGATATTGGACTTGTCCATTGGGAGTTACTAGTGTTCAAGCTCTTGTAGTCGGTGGTGGAGGTCCCGGTGGACCACCAGGCGGTGCCGGTGGCGGTGCCGGTGGATTAGTTTATAGTTCTAGTGTACCAGTAATCCCAGGACAAATTTATTCAGTAGTTGTTGGTGTTGCAGGCGGAACATATAGTCCAGGAGTGTACGGAAATAGTTTAGGAAGCAATGGCGGAAATAGTAGTTTTGCCGGAATTGTTGCATATGGCGGCGGAGCAGGAGGCGGCAATAGTCTAGTTCCAGCTGGAGGCGGATCTGGAGGCGGCGCTAGCGGAAATCAAACACCTTATACCGGTGCTGGCGGTACTTATGGACAAGGTAACGCAGGTGGAACAGGAGTTACTGGAACATATCAAACTAACGGCGGAGGCGGCGGCGCAGGATCTGTTGGCGGTGCTGGCACCGGTACAGTAAGCGGAGCAGGCGGAGCAGGATTGACTTATAGTATTAGTGGAACTTCGACTACTTACGCTGGCGGTGGTGGAGGCTCTGGTGGCTCTGGCACTTCAGTAACAGGAGCCGCTGGTGGATCCGGCGGTGGTGGCGCAGGCGGAACTGGAATGCCAGGAGCAAGTGGTAGCGGTACTTCGAATCCAAGTCCAGGACTTCAAAATACTGGCGGAGGCGGTGGTGGCTTAGGTAATGGAAGTAACCCTGGAGAACGCGGCGGATCGGGCATTGTAATCATAAGATGGAATGGCGGTTAAATAACGTATGGCTAAAAATAATAATCCAGGAAGAATTCTAAAAGGTACAAAAACTCAACCCTCACTTAAAGGTGCTAGTGGTATTTGGACTTTGGATGAAGCACTACAATATCATCGCGCCAACCAATGGCCTATACCTAACCTTTATCAACCTGTGTCAAATAGCGTAAGAAACAGCCTCGCTAAGACTTCTTATTTTACATTTACTCCTAATCGAACAGGAAGCAATCGACGATTTACTATGAGTTGGTGGTTCAAATTGGGACAGTTGTCAGCAGCTGGCGGCACACAGCGACATCTTTTTTACAGTTATGATGGCTCAAATTTATTACAAGTATTTTTAGAAAGAGCCAGCGGAACTAACCCTGATTACATTTGTTTTTATGGTGGCGGCACAGATTTACGATTCAGTCCTATATTAAGAGATACAAACGCATGGTACCATTTGGTTATAAGTGTTGATATCAATCAATCAACTTCTTCTAATACTGTTAAAGGATGGTTAAACGGTGTTCAAATGACCATGGCTGGTAGTCAAGCTTCGAGTACTCCTACATATCCAACTGGTTCAACTTATTGGCCTATTTTTCAACCTTATGCATATCAACGTGTAGGCGGCAATTCCAGTGGCGGTACATTCGATGGTTATTTTTCAGAAGTAAATTTTATAGACGGTTACGCTTTACAACCATCATTATTTGGTCAATTTGATAGCAACAATACGTGGGTACCCATTCCTTATACAGGTAGTTATGGAACCAACGGTTTTTATTTGCCATTTACTAACGCACAAACAAGTCAGACTTTAGGGTATGATGCTAGTTTAAATGGAACTCCTACTTATAGTGCAGATCAAGATCCTTATCGTAGCAGTGTTACAATGCATTTTGATGGTAATGGTTTTCCAGGGTCAGTTGGAACATCGACAAATACACTTATATTAGACAGTAGTTCTAATAACTATACAATCACAACCAGTGGCTCAGTAAGTCAAGGAAGTTTTAGTCCATATCCATTTGCTCCAACATCACTTTATAATCCTATAGTTCATGGAGGAAGTGCATATTTTCAAGGAACATCTTCTAGCTATCTAACAGTTCCAAGTAGTTCCAATTGGGCTATTGGTAGTACTGGCACTATAGAAATGTGGGTTTACCCTACAGCCAATAATGCCGGTAATGTAAGATTCTGGTGTGTAAACAATAACTCCTCAGGGTTAGATGCATACTTTAATGGCGGCGCAACTACAGTCTATATGCACGGTGGAGCTGTAGGAACAACTACTTCCATGTCATTAAACACTTGGACACATTTAGCAGTAGTTTATAATAGTGGAACGGTATCGATTTATTTTAACGGTATTAGTCAAACTCTGACTGGTACTACAACTGGATATAATATTACCAATAATGGTACTTTATATATTGGAAACTTCAACGCCCCGGCGACCGGTTATGCATACACTGGATATATGAGTGGTGTGCGTATTACAAAAGGTGTAGCCATTTATACCGGTAATTTTGTTCCAACTAATCGACCATTCGGCACACTGACAAATAATTTAATTACATTTAGCGAAGATTTTACTAATAGTTTCTGGATACCATATAATCTTACAGTTACTACTGGAGCTGGTATTGCTCCAGATGGAACTCCTACAGCTACATTAGTTACTTCTACACAAGTATTTTCAAATTCAAATATTGCGTTTTCATATTCGTCTACTAGTAATTCTTCTCCATACACTTACAGTATCTATGCTAAAGCCGGTACATTGTATTCATTTAGACATCGTGTAGCATTTACAGGCGGTACTGGGTTAGGTTACAGTATTGATGTTAATTTACAAACTGGAACATATCAAACAGGAGAATCTGGATATACAAACGCAAGTATAGCATCAGTAGGTAATGGGTGGTATCGTATTAGTATCACTGCCAGCAATAACGGTACTGGTAATACTAATTATATTGGCCAGTGCTATTTAGGGTCATTGCAAGGCACATCTACAGGTTCGATATATATCTGGGGAGCTCAATACGAACAATCGAGTTCATTAAGTACTTACACACCAACTCCTGCTAACTATTCAACAACACCTAGTTTATTATTAACCTTTGCCACAGCGGCAATTGTAGATGTTGCTGGAGCAAATAACGCAACACCAAGCGGTATTGTTTCGATAACATCTAATAGTAAGAATGGTGCCGGCGCTATAACATTTAATGGTAGTACTGATTATCTAACACTGAATGGATCAACAGGTACCACTTATTTTGGTACAAATAATTTTACTGTAGAATGTTGGTGGCAAGCTAATGGAACACAAACTAACTATGCCCCAATTATTAGTCAAGGATTTACAAGTTCACCACCATCAGGAACATGGGGATTAAAAGTTGCAGGCGCTAGTACTACTAATCTTCAATTTACATACGATGCTGGTCTTGTAAACGTTGGACAAAATATAAATTCATCTATAAACCCTAATGATGGTAACTGGCATCATCTTGCGGTATCTAGAAATTCTTCAACATTAAACATGTATATCGATGGTATACTAGTTGGAAACGCTTCAATTCCTGCCAGCGAAGTAGTAGGAAATACTACTACTCCTATTATTATTGGGTACGAGTCTCGAGATGGAAGCTATTTAAAAGGCACAATAGATGACTTGCGTGTGACCAATGGAGTGGGAAGATATCCCTCGGCATTTAGTCCACCTGCTCGAAGCTTGCCTAATATTGGGGGCAAATCTTTTGTTGCACAAAACATCAATGCCGGTGTAGTACAAAAATTTACTACAGTTGGTACGAATTCATGGACAGCACCGTCAGATGTTACACAAGTTGAAGTACTAGTAGTAGCTGGCGGCGGCGGAGGTGGTTCTCGTATTGGTGGCGGAGGTGGAGCCGGTGGTTTAATCTACAATAGTCAATATCCAGTTACACCGGGACAAACATATACAGTCACAGTCGGCGCTGGAGGATCATCAGCAACATCTATGCCTGGCACACAAGGCGGTAATGGCGGAAATAGTGTTTTTGGAAATTTAACAGCAATCGGTGGCGGTGGCGGTGGCTATTATAATACCTCGAGTGCAACTTTAGGATCGTCTGGTGGTAGTGCAGGCGGCAATGGCGGATACTATACAAACAGTGGGACTAGTGGCACCGCTGGCCAAGGATTTAGCGGTGGTGGAAGTACAGCAAGTCAAGATGCTGGTGGTGGCGGTGGTGGCGCAGGCGGATCTGGAGCTACTGGAGTTTCTGGACAAGGAGGTGCTGGCGGCACTGGATTACAATTTAGCATTAGCGGCATACCAACATACTATGCAGGTGGTGGCGGCGGCGGCCAAGGAACATCAGCAGGTGCCGGCGGATCTGGTGGCGGTGGTGCAGGTTCTACTAGTAATAATAACGCCACTGCTGGAACAGCAAATACAGGCGGTGGTGGTGGTGGAGCAAGAAATTCTTCTGATACGTCAAACGTGGTATCAGGTGCCGGCGGTTCAGGAATTGTATTAATTCGTTATACAACTACAGCCGTAGCAAATACTAGTGATTTAACTACAGATAATTTACTAGATAGTCCAACACTATATGGACATGATTTAGGCAATGGCGGAGAAGTGGTCGGCAATTATGCTACATGGAATCCATTAGATAATTTTTTCAGTGGCGATCCTACCAGTGCAGGCGTGGTTTGGCAAAATAGTAATTTAACTATTGCCAATAATTCAGCATCGTGGTTAGGTCAACGTGCAACCATAGCATACCCTTCAAGTGGAAAATATTATTATGAAGTACATATTGACAGTGGTAGTGGCCCAGGTGTAAGTAGCGGTGTTGAGATAGGTATTACTCAAGCATCTAGTTATCCAGCAGCCGCAAACACTTATATAGATAACACAGCTAGTACATACTGTTATCGATTAAACGGTAGTGTTTACACCGCCGGCTCGCTAGCTAGCTCATCTGTTC